AACACAAATAACACAACAAATAACAATAAGTTTAATTTGAATTTCTTTTTGAACACACAATGTAAGGATGCAATGTCCATACAATCTTTTATGGAGAACCTACAATTAGGATGTAAGGAATTGGAACATATGGGCGACGTAGGTTATTTAAATGGAATGATTGATATTTTCAATAATACATTAGGGAACATGGACATTTACAAACGACCCTTACATTGTACGGATTTAAAACGTGAGGTTCTCTATTTTAAACAGGGAACGGATTGGGAAAAGGATAGTGACGATAAACAACACTTGAAAAAATTAATAAAAAATGTGGAAACAAAGAACTATCACAATTTACAAGACTGGCAAAAGGACCATCCTGATTCGCGAGAATGTGATACACGGGAGAACCAACACTATATGAAAATAGCAACGGAGGCCCTTGGTGGAGCCGATTTTAACAAGGATTCCATTTATTTAACAAAAATAATGAAACATATAGTAAAAGAAGTCCACGTGAAACCACAATAGGTTTCATATTACATTTATAGGTTCTCAATAAATGTATTGTACAGTAGGATTAATATATTTTTGTGAACGTTGTCATTTTAAATCTTCAATGGTGTAAAAAGGATTACAATATACATAATAATATAATAATGAAAATAAAATGTATAGATGTAAAATATACGTAATCCTATATGTATTACGTATATTTATTGGAATGTTCAGACAATTCTACTTATGTCGGTGCGACCGTTAATTTAGAACACCGACTTAGACAACATAATAAAGAAATTAAAGGTGGTGCGGTGGCAACGAGTAGAAAAGTAGTGAAAGGACATATTTGGAAAAGACGTTGTCATGTCGCGGGATTCCCTACGTGGTCGGCTGCACTACAATTTGAATGGGCTTGGAAATTTCAGTCACGAAAATTGTCACCGAAACTATTACCAATGGACCGCAGAAAGGAGGCACTTAATAATTTACTCAAACTCGATAGACCAACAAGTAAGGCTTTAATGTATAGTGAATGGGATGAACCAATTCAAGTAATATGGGAACATGACGTGTAATATTATATGATATTATAGTATAATGACGACGCGAAAACACAAGAAACCGAAGTATAACAAATACTCTAACAGATTTAGACGTACGCGTTCAAAAAAACATATAGGAGGTGGCAACAACAAGGCTCTCCGTGTTGCAACTGATGCAGGAGACATAGAAAAAGTGAGATTGCTATTGGAGAAGGGGGCTGATGTGAATGAGAGAGATGATTATCAATATATGCCTCTCCATAGGGCATTGGAGAAGGGCCGCGGTGACATAGCGAAAATGCTATTGGATAAGGGGGCTGATATAGAGGCGAAGAGTGAGAGTGGCGGGACGGCTCTCAAAACAGCTATTTGGTATGCAGGCTGGAATGATTACAAAGACATAGTGGAAATGTTATTGAAGAAGGGGGCTGATGTGAATGCCAAGGATAATGAAGGCAAATCGCCTCTCATGACCGCAATTAGTACTGGACGCAATAACAATGAGATGGTGGAAATGTTATTGAAGAATGGGGCTGATGTGAATGCGAAAGACAACGAAGGCGATACGGCTCTATCTTACGCGAGTTTGAAGGGAAATATAGAAATAGTGCGGTTGCTATTGGAGAATGGGGCTGATGTGAAATCGACAAACAATGCGGGCAGGACGGCTCTCTATTTGGCAAAATGGAGGGAGCGGGCAAAAGTCGTGATATTACTCAGACAGGCAGAACTAGGACTAGATACACAAATAATTCCAAGACATTTGGAAAGACAACAAGATAAGAAAAACCTAGATATGGTGATGAGTGCCAAAGATGTGGGAAATAGGGGTGATAAAAAAATGCCGGCTGAACTAGCAGATAAAATAGGAGAATATCTTGGGGGTAGAAAATCCATGAAAAATAAAAAATCCAAAAGAAAAACGAGAAGAACCAAGAAACATTAATTTCGTTTTATATTACAAATTCTGAAAAAAAATATAAAGTATTATTAATGACAACAAAAAAAAAACAATTAATATCTAAAAATACTCGTTCAAAACGAGGAGGTGTAATAACGAAAAGTGGAAAAGATACAAATAAACGCAAAGCGATAAAGGCTACACGAAAAATAAAGGAGACGTGTGGGATATGTTTAGAGGACGTAAATAAGAGTGATAATATACCTACTTTACCGTGTAAGCATCAGTTTCATAAGAATTGCTTAATTGAATGGTGTAAAAGTAAACATAATACAGCTGTTAAGTGCCCTTTATGTCGTATAGATATAGTTGAGGTATGTAAAGATATAAATCCTCAGCCAGATTATGCGGATATTGGCCCTAGAACTCCACCACTGCTTACCATGGCCGATTTAGAACCAGACGCGCCACCACTTACGATGGCTGATTTAGATGGACCAATGCCGCGTAGTTTTAATAATTATGATGAAGAAGACGAAATTTTAAGAAATGGAAATGTTGGCGATTTAGTGAATTATGAACCGAATAATCAACAAGGCGTAGTATATTATAAAATTTCTTTACTTAATGGGGAAAAATATCTGGAACCGATTGGTAATTATGATGGCTATTATAATGATATGATGGGTGGAAAAAAGAAATCCAATAGAGTCAACAGAAAATCCAAGAAAAATAAAAAAAAACAAAGAAATACAAGAAACACCAGGAGACACTAAGTTATGCAGTATCGATTAAATCCATTAATTCTTTTTCCGTTATATGTTTTTGAAATGATAATATATAGCATATATCAAAAATATACGACTCTTCTCCGCCGCCTTCAATATCTAAATCCAAAATGTATTTGACACAAAACTCGGGAGTGAGCGTTTGTGTTGCCAAAAGTATTTTTTCATCAAGATGATTTTCCACAATATTCTGTTCGAGAATTTCAATAGAATATGTATATCTATTATTGAGTAGGTCAGTATTTGTTACTTTCATGATTTATTTACACACCCACTTGTAAATAAATCATTTCAATTTTTTACATAACCCCGAATATGTAATATAAAATATTCAAATATGTATATGGAAGATTCGAATCTATCTATTAGAAATGAAATAATGTCATTTGTTGAAATATATAAAAAGAATGAAATTTTTCAACAAAACATTGGCTTAAAAATTGAAGAAATAGTTAAAGATATGGTTTGTTTTTTTTGTTTAGATGAAAAACAATGTTGGGATTATAGAGGGAAAGAATATAAAGGTGATAACAAAGGGGATTATTATAGAAAAATATGCCCACATTGTCTAACCCGACGTGTTGACATTCTTTGGATAGAAGATAGCATAACTACTGATTTAGAAGGCCCATTTGGAATAAAACTGTTTCGTCATGATGCCGAGGCAGGAAGTGAAAAATTTAAAGCATTAGAACACTATGTAATACAAAAAAATCCGGAACTAGTTAAACCAGATTACACTAAAAGCAGTGTAGACAGTATTCATAAAAAAGAAAAAACATACGAATTAGAAGTAGAAATTGGAAAAATAATAGATACGTGTAAACAAGTCCTTGAATCGTATATGGGTAACATATATTCTACGATAAATTTAATAAAAAATATTAAGTTAAATATATCTTGTTTAGATGAGGAATCAAGTAAAAATACATTATTATGTGAAGAAGTAGAACCAAATCAGTTTATGTATATAGTAATAAAAAATCATTCAACACAAAAAAAGAAAAGTAGATTTGGAATGTATAACTATCAAAAATTCTATTTAGATATTCAAATAGATATATTTGAAATAAAAACATTGAATGATTCAGCACATCATTTATGTAATAAAATAATAAATAAATCGGCAGAAAAAAATATAAATGAAATTATTAAATTGTTTGAATAAATGACACAGACTAAGCGAAACCGGGTACAAAATATCGCAAAAGATGTGCATATAAAAAATTAGTTTTATTAGTATTTATTAAATAAATACTAATTATATAGAATGGGTAATTTTTACGAAACAGTGAATCGATATTTTAAACCATATATGTTTTACATTATAGTATTTGTGATCTTTTTGGTATTTGTGTTTACTGGTTTATTTGCATACAATAAATACGTAAAGAAAGATTTAAAGGATAAACAATTCAAAGATGTTGCAAATACAGATACCAAAGGTATAGATTTAGAAATACTATTTTTTCACGTAAATTGGTGTCCTCATTGCAAGACTGCGAAACCCGAATGGGATAGTTTTAAGTCGGCATTAAACGGAAAACGTGTAAATGGATATAATATAATATGCCTTGATGTTGATTGTACTGATGAAGATAAAAGTAAAATTAATCAAATGATGAACAAGTACGACGTTGATTCATTTCCTACAATTAAAATGAATCGTGAAGGTAAGATTATTGATTATGAAGCGCGCATTACGCGTAATAATTTAGAAGAATTTGTAAATTCATTTACCGAACAATAAATTAGTATAAAATATAATAATTTATTTTACAAAAATGTTTACGGCATTTGCTCGGTGTCAACATCAGTGATGTCAATACATTCTAAGTCAGTTAACGATTCAATATCTTTTTGTGTGATAGGACAATGGTCGGGGTCAATATCATTATATTGTATTTTTCGTGTAAGGTAAGCAGATAAGAATATATTCCGTTCAGTATTAACAACTTTGAAAACATCGCTAATTTTCAATCCCATAAACAACAAATTAGTAAGTAAAACGGTAATAGTTTTGTCATTCATAAAATTAGAAAAAATGACATAAGAACTCAACACAGAATTTACGGAAAATGCCCCCATTGAAAAGTACCCGGCTTTCTGGTAATGGTCATCGAGTGTCCATATTTCCTCTTTTTTCGAAGGTTCTAAATGTTCTAATGCTTCCTTGACCGCATCATTATCGCGGGGAAGTTCGGGATTAACATCTAAATAATCAATCATTTTATTTTCACGGGATACTTCTATTTTATATAGAACTAAAAATGATGCCACGGTAAATAAATTGAAAGCAAACGCTGATTTAGTAAGTCCTGAATCTTCTCTATTAAAATTAGCAGATATAGAGCACATTTCCCCGTCACAATTTTGGGGCACAAATAAAATAAGCATAGCACCCATTAATACTCGATACACTTCAAGAATGAGTGTAGTGNNAACTGTCATTTTTTGTTGAAAGTCCTGGTCTTTACTGAGTTCATTGTATTGTTCAATAAGGGATTGTCTCCTTTTCATTGGTGTCGTTGGGTCGGTCGGTGTCATCGGTGGTTCCAATGGAAGTGTCACCCCCGAGGTTATTTCCATTATATAATATTATTAGATTTTCTGCCAGAAGAGTACCTTTATGAATACTTCTGTTGCGTTCGGATTCATTGTAAATCATCTTAGAAAAATCAAAGGTATCTTCAACACTTGGATGAAATGATATTTCAAATTTAATTTTAGCATTTATATGTCTTGAAACACGGTTATTGATCATAATAAATAGAGATGACGAAACATACGAAATGAGGTTAGTATAATCTATTTTTGAGTCTACTAATAAATTATTATTAATTCCTAAAATCTCGTCTGTATTAACATTTTCATAATTGTCAATAAAAAAATCGATAGGATAATTTGCATTTATACCACCGTCAATATAATGAATATTTTGTATTTCAATTGGTTGAAAAATAATAGGAATACTTGCAGAACAATATACGACGTCTAATAATTTTTCATCGGGAAAATTTTTATGATTCATTAGAACGGGTTGCAAGTTAAAAGCATTTGTACATAAAAAATTACATTCGATATTGGAGAACTCATAAAACTCTTTTAGCGTAATGTCGAGTGATATATTCTTTCCGCCAAAAAGAGGTTTCATAATCGTTTTAATAAGTGATGTATCAAATATGCCACATTTATTAAATGCTTCGAGATATTCATAAACACCTAATGGTATTGTTTCGTGCCACGGACGTTTAATAATATATTCATCAATAACGGATGTGTCGTAGTTTAATGAAATTATAACTGCAATAAAACTACCAATAGACGTAGACGTAATTGTTTCAATATTATCATATACAATTACATTATGTTTCATACACTCTTTAATCATACCCCAAAAAGTAAACCCGTGTATACCGCCTCCGGAAATAATTAAATGTTTGATTGTCATGATTGTGTAAAATAAGTTTATATGTTTATGTTTAATTTATCGTAAATAAATATACAATGTCATTTCTCTTTCCAGATGAGAAGGATGAAAATAAAAAAGTAGACATTGATGATTTGTTCCTTGCGAATCATCAAAAAAATCTAAAACAGCTGTCTATATTTAATAAAATATTAAATCGTATTCATAAAAAAATAAAGATCACAAGTCGGAATAAAAATAGTGATAAATATATTTGGTTTAATGTTCCCGAATATATATTTGGAGAACCCATATACGACAAGTCTGACTGTTTGTCGTATTTGGTAAAAGAATTAGAATCAAATGGTTTTTTTGTAAATTACATGCATCCCAATAACTTATTTATATCGTGGAAAAAGTGGATACCTGCGTATGTACGAGAAGAATTTAAGAAATCCACCGGACAAAAAATAAATCATTTGGGTGAAATAATAGAAGAAGATAAGGACAAAGAGGAAGAAATTGAAATAAATACAGAAGAAAATAAGAAAATAGCAAGTGACTTTACATCAACAAAGGATTATAAACCAACTGGAAAATTAATATATAATCAATCAATGTTTGACAAATTAGAGAAAAAAGTAAGTTTCAAATAAAAAATTGAATTGGTTTAAATATACTATTACATTTATAATAGTATATTAATATGGAATATGAAATAGCACCAGTGTCACAGCAAAAAACATTAAATAGAACAAAGCGAGTTAAAAAAAATTATAGTGATTTTGATAAGTCTCGTTTATGGAATATATTTGACAGTGATAAAAATGTGACAATTTCCTCGATAAACGAGGTTGAAGTCGAATGTGTTTATAATAGTAAAACGTATAACATTTGTGAAAAATGCAATTCCGAATTAATGGTAATGGATCATGATTTTCCAACGTGCATTAATCCGAGTTGTAGAATTGTATATAAGGATGTATTAGACTTTTCACCCGAATGGTCATATTACGGAAATGATGACAGAAATGGAAAAGACCCTGCCCGTTGCGGTAATCCAATTAATCCGCTTTTAGTAGAATCGTCGTTTGGTTGTAAAGTAATGACAAATCATAAATCCTCGTTTGAAATGCGTAAGATAGGTAAATGGGCATCTTGGCAGGCAATGCCTCATCGAGAAAAGGCGTTGTATGACGAATTCCAATTTATTACAATTATGGCACATAATGCGGGTGTACCTAAGATATTTATAGACTGTGCAATGGTTATCCACAAAGATATTTCCGAACAGAAAATGTTTAGGGGATTAAACCGTGATGGTATTAAAGCAGCTTCTCTCTATATTTCGTGTAGACTAAATGGATGTCCACGTAATGCGCACGAGATTGCCAATATATTTAAGTTGGATAATGCAGCGGCAACAAGTGGGTGTTCAATGGCAGTGAATATATTAAATAATATAGAACGAAATAAGTTACCGTGTGAACAAACCACCTTACAAAATATAACCCCAATGTCATTCATTGATCGTTTTTGTAGCAAATTAAATTTTTCAAAGGAAAATATAATGTTGTGTAAATTTGTTGCAAAAAAATTGGAAGTAATGGACGTTATTTCAAATAATATACCCCATGCGATTGCAGCGGGCATAATATTTTTCGTATCACAGGTTGTAAATATGACGATTTGTAAAAAGGATATTAAAACCATTTGCGGAGTAAGTGAAGTTACGATAAACAAGTGTGCAAAGAAATTGGAAGAAAATAAAAGATTATTAATACCCCAGACAATATTTAATCGTTATTATAAGGAATAATCGGTTGTTATGTTTATGATTTTATACGTGATACCAATTTCATTATTGTTTTCCCATAATCCCGACAACTTAACAATGAATTTGCTATTTTTGTTAAGTACACCCTTAGTGTGTATTTTAACATATCCCGACCGGAGTTGTTGATTAAATATAGGTTTGTGAATTTTATTTTTTCCAGTATCATATAATCTAAGCAATGATGATTCAATATCACTCAAATACCTAATTATTTTATTATTAATATCTTGATATATATCAAATTTAACAAATGTTTTATTATAATTATGATTAATTTCCTTTATATCAATTGGAAAAAAGAAGTAAAGACCATTCATTGAAAACACCGAATTTGAATAAATTATTTTTGTAAAATGACCATTTGTAATCATATTTTCTTTCGTATCTAAAAAATTTATATAATCATCTTTAAATGAATCCATATATAATACAATATTCATAACTTATATTATATAAACAATAATGTTTATATAGTTGTAATTCTAATTATTTGTAGGGGGTAGGTACAAACATTTTTTTCCTTGCCATTACTTTAATATTATTAGATTTATCAAAAAAGAAATTTTTTTTTGACATATCAGTAAGTTTTTCGTGTATTGGATTATAATTATGGGTTGTGTTAAAATCTATAAAATAATTGCGGTATTTTATTGGTTGTGAAAAATCCTCTTGATTATTTGTAACAATGTTTATAATATCGTTACACGTATCACCATTGTTATTAGAAGTTTTTTCCAAGTTTTTTAAATTGATATCGTGTCCATTTATTATACTAAACTGAAGAAATTCTTTTGAACCCGACTTAAAAAAAATACTTCTGTCTATATGTATATTTTTACGACTACACCGTTTATTTAATGCGGTATCTTCAAATCCCCAAGACCAAAAATTAGGAAACCCACCGACGTGTTCAAAATCGCCGGCATTTATGCAAAACATACCCCCCAGAGCAAACCTAAAACCATAAAAATGTTTTACAATACCCGGTGTAGTCGTAAATGTAACTAATTCCTTTTTGTAAGGAATGGTGTCAACGTCTTGAAATACAATGGTTATGTGTTTATATGTTTCTGGATAATTTTCCTTTATTTTCTTGAATCCAAGATTCTTCATTGCCCCTCGGTTAAATGGAAGATCATTATATTGTTCAATAAAATAGATTTCATAATTGGATTCATCTTCAAGTATATATTTCATATAATTTAAGTATATGTGTTTGTCAATTTCGCGATCTCTATACGGTACAATAATTATAAAATCCGGATACATTTGATATATACACTATTGAGATGTTTGTAATAGTTTTTTATCCCATTTATAATGATTTGCATAATTTTGACAAGTGTTATTTAACATTTTCTGGCGTTTTGATTTTTTGTCTTTACTATCATCATAATTGGTCGTGCAAAATAGTTGTCTTGATTTATTTAAACTCTTTGACGTAGAAGTTTCAACACTTTTTTTAACATTTGTCAAATCATTTTTGAGATTGTTAATCTCTTTTAGAATTTCGTCGTCTTTATTTGGTTTTGGAAGATTACCATAGTTTTCAACAGTTGAGTAGTTAATTATAAAAATAAATATAAACAATGAAATTAAAAATACGTAAATAATTAAATCGAGTTCCAGATTATTTTTTTTCATTATATTATATATTCATATAATATAATGATAGCAGAACCAAATATAATCATACCCTGGAAGGGGAGAACATTTAATGAAGTAGTTAGTGTTAAAAAGAAAAATCGAGGATTTTCGGGGAATATGTTTAAAGCAACTCCATTAAAATTATATCGCCGTGAATTGGATTTATCAGGATGTGGTGAACGTACGTCTGCTTCTACAAATTCGATGGGAGTACCCGGGTTCACTCATATTAATTCGAGTTCGGCAACGTGTAATGGATTACAGGGAACCAAAGATTTCAACTATATAGAATTAAAAAGTGAAAATGGTGGATTAAACTCAGGAGGAGTATGTTTTTCAAAAGAAAATGATGCAAAACGTCGTCTTCGTAGTAGTGGTATGCCGAAAAATACATATTTTACAAATACGAATCAATATTTAGAGAAGCGGGCTAAAACATTTAAACAAAATCAATATGCTGTTATTAGACAGGGTGATGCCACAGCGGTACCTGGAACAAGTGCGGCTCAGCAAAATATATACTCGTCGTATGGAGTGACGAAATGTAAATTCAGTTTTACGGAAGAAGCATCATTTACTTATTATTGGTGGAATACAACTAACCCAAATGACCCAACCCAGGATGCTCGTACAGTAACGATACCCAGGGGTGAATATTCCATTGTAGATATAAATAGTATATTTCAAAATGCGATGATAGCGAATTCCCATTATATAGTTAAGAAAAATGGAAATGTTAAGGTAACATTTATGGATATAGGCTACAATCGTGCTGAACAAAAAATAGAATTTCGTACAGCGATACCGTCGGGTAGTTTTGCGAATACATATAGTGAATCAAACGGTTATGAGCTGCCGAAAGATGAATTCGGTGATACAATCACCGGGTGGGTTCTACCGACATCTGGTTCAGTAGGTTATTATATTCTTGGCATAAATATATCAAATGCATTTTTAACTAGCGCATTGGGATTAACCGGCAATTACCCGACAAATATTATTAGTAATAATACAAAAACAACACAATCTACATATTTATCTTCATTTAATCCTGGATTAAAACCCAAATATATAGAAGTGCATTATAAACCAAACAATCCTCAATATGGCTCACAGGGTGCGGTATCATCAAGTTCGCGCATTGCCCGTTTGAAATATAATTCGATTACAAATTCGAGTGTTGCATATAATACCGCGTTTGGTCCAGCAGTAGCAAATGCATTGGCGTATGGTGTGCCCAGTCCAGGGTACACCGAAAAGGATAAGATAGGTTATCCTATAAAACGCACACCTGTATTTGTTTTAGGAGAATCAACCAAACGTTGTTGTTATGTACGAACATTACGTAATATGATATAATATATTTGTAAATACTATACAAATATATAAAATGGATGAATTGAAAAAAGAAAAATGTAAATTAGTGCAGGAAAAAGAAGAATTACTAAAAAAATACAATATAATACAGCGTCAAATAATAAAAATAGAGAATCAAATAAAAGAAACGTGTAAAAATAGTGAATCCGGACACAATTACATAGAGGAAAAAGAAGATGGGCCTTATGGTATGACATTTACATATTGCAACACGTGTGGCTATGAACCGCTATGATATGGTAAAATGCCAGGAATAACATTGGTTTCAATATTGTATTTATTACACCATTGGATACATTTAAGTATGTTATTTTTGATATAATTAATAATTTTGTCGTTTTTGTTATCATTATCATAGATCAAATATAATGTTTGTGCAATATTTTCTAATTGTTGTTGTCCAAAAATCGCATTATATTCTTGAAACTTATTTAAAAAATAGGAAGAAATGTCGATATCCAAGAAGCGTTTAATATTTTGATTATTATTCAACGATGTTTTGAATGGTTCGTGCAATAGTTGATAAACATTACCGGTAAAATTAAAGTTTTTACACACAATGTACTTTTCAGAGTTAGCGTACCGACTGGTATGTGGTTTTACAATGTATACTTTACCATAAAATGCAGTTAATAAATATAATAAATCAATACTATGTTGTAGAAAACAGTCAAATATTTTAAGTACGAACGACCCCCCTTTTTTTTGCATAATTAGGGCATAACAAATTTGTCCAAATAAGAGTTTTACAATTTGATTTTCTTGGTTATTGAAATTTTCGGAAAAATCAAACCCTCCGTCACCGGTTACGATATTCATAGACCCCCCATATTTTTCATAACAGTGATTAAAATTATCAATATTTAATAAATCCCCGGTTTGTGTTGCTCCGTATTCGATTTTAACATTAGGATTATTTTTTAAAAACGCCTTAGATTTTTTCCACGACGGTATATTATAATCATCTTCATTTTCGTCAATGATAGTCATACCGTAATATTTATCTTTGATATTTTTACGAATATTTAATAACGATTCGATAAAACCGCCGGGACCTTCTGCCAAATGAAAACTTTGAATTGGGTGTGGGTCTACGTGTAAATTAAAAATATTTAATATTTCGTGCATTTTAAAATAGGAACGAGAAAGGGGTTTATATTTACAGATTGATTTGTGCTTACCGGGAATAACAGTATGTATAAATTCATAAGGATTTGTATATTTCTTGTAGTTACTCCAAACCCGTTCAACCTCTGTTATTTTTTCTTTTACATTGGATAAATAGTTAGACAAAGAAAAAGAAATAATAGTTTCGGGTTCATCTTCAATAAATTCGATATTTATGTGATCACATATATTTTGTGGCGTCTTGGGTAACATATAATAAGTCATAAGTGTATTATTATATGTTACAGAATTACTTTTATATTCATTCAATGTCCTCTATTTGTTTGATAGTCGCTTTTTTCTTTGTTTTTTTACTTTTTGGTTTCTGTTCAGTGTCTTGGTCTTGCGTCGGTAGTGGTTTATCAGGTGATGATATAATTTCTTCATTATCTTCTGGTAATTCTATTTTACTTAATGCATTTTTCATAATGGTTGATGCATCAACATTTCTTACCTTTTTAAATATGAAATAGCGATTCAAAAATGATATTCTCTTCTCTTCTTCGCTCATAGATTTCGCTTTACCTGAAAATATATCGGTATCTTGCTCCATTTTTGTAAATAAATCCGAAAACAAACCACTATACGAAGTAAACCCCATTGATAACGATTCTTCGTTACTGATTGGTATAAATCCATAGTCAGCCATAATACTTTCAAAATATGGAAAATTCACCAAATATTCTCTAAAATATGAATTAATAGTCTCCTGGTAAACATTAATTTGATAACCAATTGACTGGTCTTCATTAGGGAATCCAGTTTCATCGTATTCTTTTACGAGTTCAAATATTTTTTTGTCATTTTTTAATATAGACACACTTTCTCCTTTGGCTTTATTGTGAAGTAATCTAAATACCGAGTGGCCGTCATAACAAGTACCAATAAAATGTCCATTTAATGCAATGGTTTCACTTAGATTGCAAATGAAATTGTGTAAGGTGTGTTTATTTTCAAAGAAATAGTGGAGTGCAAACTGGCAAGAACCGAGATTAAATCCATTTGCACCGATTCCAAATTGTTTATAAACACCGCTTCCGATCAACGTTTTATCTTTGGGTCCTACACCAAATACGGCATTAGACACATTTTTGTCTTTATCGTTGCTATATGCAATGGTCTTTTTAATATTTTTGGAACTATCACCGACAACAAACAACGCGTCAAATAAATCCCGATTATCAAGGACCTTTTTGATATATCGCACACACGCGCCATCAGCACGATTATGAATATTATCCCGAGATATGTCAATACCAAAAACAAATTTTAATTTACTGTGCATCCATTTGGGTATATCCCCACCCTTTCCTACACTATAATCAATTAATATATCGTCCTTTTTTGAAACGTTTGTAAGTAGACGCTGTTTGACATATAAATTATGAAAATCGCGCAATGGTTTTGTTTCGCTAACATTAGAAGTTCTATTGTAATAAACATCACTATTTTCGGAATATGATGGAATGTTTTCACCAGTACGTAAAATAGTTGGTGTAATCGGGTAATGTATTGAGCGCCAGTTACTATTTGCGACGTGATAACCATTACCATAATTTTTATATCCGTTTCTCAGTTCGGTGGTTTTATCATAACGTACACGAAGTGGGATCCAATTCCATCCACTCTTAGAGTTAATATTATATTTAAATTCGACAATCATATTGTCATAGAATGGTTCACCTTCTTCCGTAAATAATATATCGTTTTTCCCATCATTTTTGGTATATAAGTTGCAAATATATGCATTATCGTCGTATGGTTCGGTAGGTACAAAGGGCATAGGTTTATAATTTGAGTTATCATCCTTGTTTTTCAAACGTACAATATTATCTTGATAAATATTTTCACACGGATTTAAATAACCGTGTTTCGTTTCGTCAAAACCACAGTTTAAAATCAGTGTTTTATACTTTGTTAACATACTATGGGAGCTAAGGTCCTGTCCATCTTCATATACGTGGTGTATGTCATCTTCACCGGATTTCGTCTTTTTAATATGTACAAGGAAATCAATTGTATTAAATTCAGGAGGTTTCCATTTAAATGACTGCGCCCAGGATATTTTATAATTAGCCGGGATATCCTTTGTAGTGTTACCTCCCACGGGGAGGAGATTAGGCGTAAAAATCAATCCATCCGTTTCGTATTCAAATAAATCGTCTTCGATGTTTGATAAAATGCGGCCACAACAACTGAAAATACTCGTAGTTGAATCCGAAACAAAGAAGGATTTTGATTTTATTTGATAATCACTTGTTTTTCCTGGTATTACAGAGGTATGTTTTAGGTTTTTAATAACGTCTTGTAAATAAAATAGTCTGAAATTATGTTGGTCGTCGCTCTTGTTTACAAATGGAAGTCTGCGTAAATCTTTGCCATTTAAATAATAAATATCAAATGCTGCATACATATTAATTGTTTCATTTAGTTTGTTCGTTTTAATGTACTCACCGTCGAGTAAAGTATTAAATAGCAGTTTTTCCTCGGTTTTTGCGCCCGTAAATATAATTTGCATATTTGTATTTATATTATACATTTTCCCAGACGGGTCAATAAACAACATACGGCGTTCCCCGTCCGCCTTTTCAGTAACACAAAAGTTACTTGTTATATTTGGAACAACAGAATCCTCCGAATTTTTACAAATATTTTCCATTTGAAGTGTATAAGACGATGGTCCAATAAAATGCTTGGTTTGTATATATGATGGTATTTGCTTTCCGTGTATGAGTTCTAGATAGTCATTTGCCACTTGTTTTTGACTATCGTATGATATCGGGTATTTTGTATTTTGCAAACCACTTAATACCAAACGTATCATTTGTTTTATTTTTGAAGTCAATGCGTCAGGTTCAGCATATAGTGTACCAGTACCGACTTTCATATTATCCATTTCCAACTCAACTTCGTAATGTTCGCTGTTTGAAAATATATTCGATTCTTGAATAGTATATTGAGGAGCAAGACGCTTATTTATGCGCAATGATGATTTTACAATACTAATATCCACAAAAATGGGGAAATCGGGATGTGAAAATCGAACACGATTGATTAAGCGAAATATTTTTTTAGAATCATTCCATCCACGAACAATCGATTTTGAAATATTTGAATAATGTTTAAAATCTTGTTCAGTTTGAAACGCTGCGCGTATATTAAAATTAGGCATATCAATCGGACCGATTCTATTATCATTTTTATCTTGCGCATAATTTTTTTGAGTAAATTTAATTTTGCTACCATTTGTAGAATGTAAATCAATAAGTTTTTGCAAATCATTATGAATACAATATGCATTAATCATATCCTCGCCATTTAGTTCAACACGTATTGCGGATAATCTGGTCTGCCCAGACCGTTTATCGATAAATTCATTCGTAATGCGAAGCATTTGGAAACCGTTTACATTATCCGATACAAACCCACACGACAATAAATGTTTAACCACATTTTCATAATCAACGCGGTTTAAAGGTTTTTGTAATTTGGGATTAGAACCAAAGCGTATTTCGAATTCCTTCTCTTTATTATTATCCCTTATGATTGGCTGACTTTCTAAATAAAGTTTTACCAATTGATCTAATGCCATAGATGATTTCGATTCCATATATAGTTATTATACATAATAACTATTTAATTCAATTTTTTTATGGTTAACGTGTAAAAAAATAGTTTACCACAAAAGGGTTGCGTAAATCGAAGTATATAAATCTTCTTTTTTCTTATTAATATCAATACCCATTATTTGAGCATAATTACGTAACTGATCCATTTTATAACTACTCATACCATTTAATGGTTTATTATAATAAACAAACTGAATCTTATTATTTGTAAATGTGTCTATATTTTTACAATCTTCGTCAATAATAATATATCTACCCTTTTCTGTATATTTAATGACGTGAGTTTTACTATTATTTTCATTTGTGAATGAAATGAAATATTTATCACTGTGATGTAGAACCGTAATATTGCATTTAAAATATACCACATAAGCATATAAAACATCAATGGTAGTATTCATTTCACAAACAAGACTACTTGCCATTTCATAAATATGCGTCTTTGACATCTTATAATTGCATAATTTCATAAGAGGCACGTTATTTTTAATAAAATTAGACATATTTATTTTATCATCTAACATTACATTTCCATAACGATGGTGTATATTAATATACTCTAAATACCCGTAATTTAAAATATATATATTCCAATATAGTGTATCTTTACAATGGTTATGCAATTTATAACATTTACTCGTATTGAGAATTAATTTTGGAGCGACCTTTATATTTTCCAGAGGTATCACCGGTTTTAATTTCTCTGTATTGCTTTCTTTGAAATTATATACACACGTTTCTTCTAATACATCTTTCACGTTTTTTTTGTGTAGTTTTATAATCGGTTTAACCTGGTCAATATTGTCTAGTTTATTTTTGTTTAGTATTGTTAAAAAATATGGTTTTAAATTAGTAATATGTTGATTATTACTAATTTTATTACGTTTATAAACGTGATCCAATATAATATTGATTTGTTTCATATAATATATATAGCATCGAACGCTTTATATGAATTTATTAAGTATATACACAAATGATAGTATGCAGTGGACCCTTTATTAATTCAACTATTCTTGGAAAAAAACAGTTTCAAGTTGTTTTTTAATGTTTTCACTTTCTTGAAAATGTGTTTCTTGTTTGTGAAAATGTAATAAATATTTATTTAACTCGTCAAATAAATCCGTTTTTTCAATTGTAGTTAAATTAATAAAGATCCCATTCTTATTTTCATTAATATTTACATTATGCTTTAAAAAAATTTTCAATATTTCAATATGGTACAATTTATCAAGATTCTCGATGCTCATTTTCAATTGTTCCATTATATATAATAAGGATTTATTGCCTTTATATTAATTTCTCTTAACCTTTGAAATACTTGCAATAGCACAAATATACGGGTCATTTAGTTCATACCGTGTACCGATGACTTTCGCTGTAATGTTATCATTTTCTTTAAGATTATTAAATGTATCGTCATTAAAATGATGATCTCGGGCAACAAATATATGAAGCGGGACACTATTTGAACCACTGTCAAAATATTCAGCGTGTATGCCCGCCTTTGTAACGGTTTTCACGTTACACTCAATAAGAGTACCTTCAACTGGATTACAAATAAAACATTCAATACAACATGTAAACACAATATGGTCACCCTCTACATTTCCACACGTATAACTAATTATTTTGATGCTATTATTTTGGATAATACCCTCAGGAATACACTTATTTTGCAACATATATTTCAGTTTATTTTCTAGATTCTGCTTTACAGTCTTTCCAACTTCATTAATATGTAAACGAACTTTTCTCTCCAATAAGGATAAAACGTATATACCATAAATTTTATGGTCGGTGGCATTTGAACTCATTGTTATAATAATATAATAATATAACATATTTTTATATTATTAATCAATTTTTTAATAGATTAACCCTTTTTTTTTAAATCGCCATTCGTTAATTCTAAATATCCGGTACTTACACCGGCACGTAAGTCTAATCCAACGATTTTACCATCTTTTTCAATAAGTTTCATTTTACGTTTTTTATACATTAAAACAATTGCACTACCAACAGAAATCAAATAAAGACCTTGTTTTAATATTGAAGTAAATGTTCGGAAAAGAGTTTCTGATTGAGTAACCAATAAATCGATTTGTGCTCCAATTTCAAGTTCAGTGCCTCTTAAATTATTTAAAGCGTGAGCAATGGCTAATTTGTGTTTAATTAGCCCAACCTTCATATTATAGGCCGCAATAGTAACCGGATTTGTGGAAAACAAACTACTTGTAATCATTTGCATTATTCCTTGTTTATTCCTGTTAAATACCTGATATAGTGTACCTAATACAGTTATTTCTTCCTGTGTTTTTTTATCCTTTTCCGCTTTTTCTAATTCATCTTTTAAATGTTTATCAACGAGTGCTTCTATTTTTTCGTTTTCATCTAACATTTCAATAATTTCATCGAGTTTTAATAATTTTACTTCCAGGAATTCTTTATATTCAGGTACACCGGTTGTACGGGTTGGACGCCTGGGAAGAACATCGTCTATTTTTTTTGTTATGGCATCAATTGTTATAAGTTGAAGTTGTTTTGATTTATCTACGGTAGATAACAATACGTCGGTTATTTTATCATTGGCATTGGGCGCGGGTAACGCGAGCTGATTACCAATTTTAGTCATTGATTGACTAACAACCACAGCCAATGAGTTTTGCATTTCATAATGTTCTTTTCCAAAGTCGAATCCGTCATTTTTATTGCCATATTCATCTTCGAACCATCGTTTAAATTCAAGATCCTCTTTTTTTTCCGTAAAACACGTATAATAATTAGCAACGTTAGTCGCATACTGAAGCGTACTTCCCTTTGGTAATATTTGACTTATTAAACCAAAAGAACTCGACGAACTTGAATTTGCACATATTCGACCAATATCGTAAATTTCATTGCCTTCTGTATAAATACTCGCGCCAATATCTTTGATATAACTAAGTGGCATATCGGGGTCACTAGCTATATTAATCATTGTATTTGTCGAATACATTAATACAAATAATTGTAACCCGAAAAATATCATCATACCCAATAATGTATAATTAAACCCGCGATATTGGCTTAATTCCTTGACTGCAATTTCTCCATTTCCTCCGGTTTGATTCTTATGCAATCCAATCAATATATTTTCTAAAAAACGAATTTGTTTACGCATTTTCGGATTACTATTATCAATAAACATCTTTGCTAACATATTAAAGAAATCATCATTACTTTTTGCTTTACCAAGGTGTTTAATTTGTTTACTATTTATATTTTTGTGCATTACACCAGATGAAATCGATAATAAAGCGACCACAATATTATGAGGAAGTCCAATATTTCTCGAAAATCCTCTTAAAAATGTATTTTCTTTGCGTTTTTTGATTGTGCGACGAATAGACGGCGTTTTCGATGGTGTTTTCGATGGTGTTTTTTTGCGTGTATTCGGTCGAGAGGTTTTACTACGTGTAGTGTTTGTTTTTGATTTTGTTGGTGTATTTTTACCAGTTTTTAACATACAAATTATAATATATACACAGATATTATAATTTATTCATTCAATACATTATACATTCAATACATTATTAATATATGAGGTTTCTAAATCGAAAAAATATCGTTTTCCGTCCGGTGAGTTTGCGTCATTGTAACGACAAATGAGCTCCAAAATAACAGAAAAACCCTTTACTACAATCGAGCTTTTAATAGTATCGCTTCCACTTTTGCTCTCTAAAAATGCATTAAATTCATTTACAATATCGTTTGATGTCACTGGGTTCAATATAGTTTTACAATAGGCGGCATCAAGTACACAACCTATACGTTTAATTAAATCTTCCTTATTTAATGAAGTAGCATTAACGCCATAATTTATATATGTTTTTGACACAATATCTTTAATCTTTATGATTAAATTATCATTTTTATCTTTGTTCAAGAATCCAATCATAGAATAATAAAGAGTTTTGTCAGTAACTTTAAATTTGGATTTTCCTTCGTCGAATAACTTCTTATTCGATTCATTAATAAGGACCTCTTTCAAACTATCCTCCGCAATTTCATATAAATGATTTTTTTTCAAATGATACAATAATACACATTTTTTCTTCTTCAAATAAACCAATTTGTTATCGAAATACTGTACAAATATCTTTTCCGTATCATTTAACTTACGTTTTGTGAAATATATTTCTTTTAATATTAATAACTTATCATTGATATTACATTCATCAATAAAATGGTACAATATAAATTGTTGATATGTTTGTTTGGGTATTTTTAAAATATTTATACAAATATGATATACTTTACTATAACTTGCGTGTTTATAGAAATCATCATTTGATTTTGGCTTTTTATCCAATGGTTTATTAATATCTCTGATAATCGTCTGTATGTTTTCAAATATTTTTTTATATGTATTCACCGCTTGATTTATTGGTTTGGGTTCTTCGACTAATCGGTCTTTAAACACAATCTCCGTATGTTTATAATCAATTGGTTTAGTTCTTTCCAGTATAGAAATTCTTTCATCATTTATTTCCAGAGGTTGGAATGCATAATATTTATCTTTGTTTATAATTGTGCCAGTTCTTCCAAAACTATCACTGATTAGTTCACTTTTGTGATCAACCATTTGCGACAACACATACAATATTTGGTCAGTTGGATATACACGTTGGGAATTAATTTCATTAATTAAATCATCCTTTTTATAAATATTGTGTAAACTGAAAGCAGTTTTTATTCGTTTTACAATAACATTGTAATTCATAACGGCATATTCATTTGTATAATTCGTATTTATTATATCTTTATCCTTGAAATCGATAGTACTTAAACATTTATATGAACAATTATCTTTATAATCACATAGTTCGGTATATGGACGGTCACCCACTTTAAAATCAATTAATTTACCAGAAGACAGCTTAATTTTTATTTGTTTATTTTCTTCTTGCTCTTGTAATCTTTCAATCGTAAAATTAGTTTGACCAATATTTAATACACAATCCACACTGACATTTTTTAATATACGAGTAATATTACCAATTTGAATTGCTTTATTTTCAGCAAGACGATACAAATAGAGGTCGGGTGTTTCGTGTTCAATCGATTTATCTTTTCCAACGTGTAAATAAATTTCCACATTACGATCTTTGAACGGTAAAAAACAATGCCCGCCTTGTCTAACTGCGCGTCCTATAATCTGTTCAATACGATTCATATTATACCACGGTTCTATTATATGCACTTGGCGTATAAATTTAAAATCAATGCCTTCGGATGCCGCCTTTGAAATAATAACGACCTTAATAAGTTCTCCATCTTTGTTTTCTTTACTTGTTATTTTCTTTATTTCAGTGTCATTGTCATACGAAAAATTCACATCCCCAGTAATCATACAATATCGCGCCTGTTTAAAATCATTTTCATCTTTAAATGTACTTTTGGATTTGTAATTTCGATAATCAATACTGTCAGTGGGTGAGTCTTTAAATAATGATTTTCCACTTGGGTTTGATGTATAACGTTTGAATCCTAATTCTTCAAGCATAAGTGCCGTAGGTATTACACCACCTTCAATATATTGACTGTATATTAAGATTACCCCTTGGGATTTTTTGATTGCATTACCTATTTTAAATAATTTGCCGCTATATATTTTAAGTTTATCTAATGCGAAAATATTTCCATATTTTTCTAATACGTCGGGTTTATAGCCATAATCATATTTCATTTGTTTTGGATTGGTTTGTGTTTTAAAATTCATAATATGTTGCAGTCCGGATTTACCTGTGAAAAACTCGTGGTCTTTATCAATAGAGGGATAAATCATAGTAGTAGCTTCAATTGGTTTTTGTAATAACGTATATCCAAATGCTTCCATATTTTCAAACGAAATCTTGTCCGAATCTGTTAAATTGCGAATCACTTTTTTATATGACGTAGCTTGAAATTCACCCATATTTGAATAATACAATGGGATATGTTGAACCGGATTAGTTATCTCTTTATTATTGAATTGTTTAGTTGGATAATTTTTAGGTTTATTATTTGGTTCAAAATATTCCGGATAAATACGAAATGGAAAACTATATGGATTTTCGCCGCGTATATATGACACATAACCGACCAGTTTTCTATGTAATAATTCTTCACCATTTTCAGTGAATGTGCCGTCTTTTTTGAATATGTCATCTATTTTTAAAATACTGCGATTATCATTTGAATTTAATAAATTAATAATCCATATAATTTCCCGATGAGAATTATACATAGGTGTGGCAGATAACAACAATAATTTCATGTTATTACTATATTTGGCGACATTTATCATTTGTCGTCCCAATTGCTTTTGCTTATTATCATCCGAAACTCTAATATTATGCACTTCGTCAATAATAACTAACCGGTCATTAAATAATTTTTGTATTTTGTCTTCATATAATTTTTTCTTAGTTTTAACGTCAACGCTATCGTCAATTTTTATTTTTTTTTGAATATACCGTGAAAATTCAGTATATCCCATAAACACATAATTATTGTTAACAAGTCCCTTTATTTGTCGTACTATAAAATCTCTTTGTAACCCCAATGTGTTGCTCGGGTTTATTTCTTTCAAAAAATCATTACCCACACACGATTTTTGCAGTGACCATATACCATTATTTACATCTAATTTAGTTTCGTCAAATAACTGATTTTTGAAATTGACCTGTACATTTGGTGAGGCCACAACAATTGTACGTTTTTTATTACCGTGTTGCGCGGTAAATTTGCGGTGTTCTTCTGCAATGCCTATTGCACTGCACGTTTTGCCGGTACCAACGCCGTGATATAATAATAGGCCATTATATGGTGTTTTATTTGACATAAAATTTTTAACAAACATTTGATGTGGAGATAATTCAACTTCTGCATCACATAAGTTGTTTGCGTGGGTTTCAATATCTCTTATTTCTCCATCATATTTTGTCTGGTCAAATTCTTTAAAAAGAGATATTTTTGAACTAAAATTCGGGTCATCATACGTGGGATATAAATTATTGAATTGTATTTTTGTTTTATTTTCGTCGTATTCGGTTTTCTCTTTTTTTTTCAAGTAGTCATTATATTCCGGAGTATCGTTATTCTCCGGGATGTCACCCAAATCGAGTTCTATACTAGATGTATCGGCTTTATCTATAATAAATGATGGAATTTTTACACTATTTTCAAAAATAGATTCGTTAATTGGTTGAATGAATTGTTCAGTTTCCTCATTTTTTACTACTTCGGGTATATATTCCGGTTCGATACCATTTTTAATTCGAATAGTATTTTGCATTTCTAAAATTGCATCAATAAGACTAATTTTATTTGGGCACGTTTTAATAAATTTTCTACCTTCTTTATTTTCATCCCGATAATGTAACTTATCGTGAACTTGTTTTAAATTTTCTAGTTTTACTGCATTATAGTCAGTCCGTGTGTAATTATTTTTAGTATTATATAAAAAATCATTGGTAATTATAAATTCAGTTTGATTACGGACACCGTGTCCCATAGCCTTTTCCATCTGATATTTTGAATCAGATATTTTTTTGTCTGATTTAATATAAGGAACACATTCATTTGTTTTCGGGTCTTTACGTGTTCCTTTGGGACATCGTTTTTCTTTTGTATTATTAATCATATATAATACAAAAATATTTTATAGTAAAAACATACGATAACTTGTAAGAATATTGTGTAAATTTCCTAATACATTTTTTTTTTCTAAATTATAACATCTTATATGTTCCTCTGCATCTTTATATGTTAACCATTCAAGCTTACTTACCTCGGTGTCCTGTATTTTATATGTATTTAAACTGTCCTCATATTTAATAAATGATACAAAATATTTATGCTTATATGATTTATAATTCGAACCTGTAAAAATTTCTTCTATTGGCATAATGTTATCAACATTATGTAATATATTATTTTTATACCCGGTTTCTTCACAAAATTCTCGTATTGCACATTGATAATCCTTTTCTTGAAAATTTCGCCTTCCTTTTGGAAACCCCCATTCAGGACACGCCCATTTAGAATTAGATTCTTTTATTAACGTTTTAAAGGAGTTTTCTTCATCATTTAAAATATATCCAATTTTTAATTTATTATATTTATCCCGTGCAATATTCTCTTCATTTTTATATTTTGCTGTATTGTTTAATCCCCATAATTCATTCCACAAATAGTCAAAATCATTTTTTAAAATTTTGACCTTTTCTGAAATAGTCATTTGATTAATCATTTCTAATAAATAGTATTTATCATATAAATTATATTTTCCTCTTAATAGGTCAATATAACCAAGACTATCCTTTCTACATATCATCAAGTATTCTATTTCATTGTTATTTATGCGAAATGCTATAATACCATTACTTGTAATTGGCAATTTACATTGATGATATAAATGACCCTGTTTTCCACAATTGTTACAATAATTATCTGTCATACGATAAATAAAATAGTGGCATAATCTTTATATTTTACTATTATAATGTCTTTTAATTTATATAATGAAACACGATTCGGATATTTGGGGTCCTCATTTTTGGTTTTTCCTCCATACAATTGCAGAGAATTATCCTAAAACACCAAATGAAATCACAAAGCGAAAATATTATGATTTAATAATGAATTTTCCATTATTTATACCCGATGCCGAGATGGGGAAAAAATTTAGTACATTACTGGATGAATATCCGGTAACACCCTATTTGGGAAATGACAAAGATATTCAAAAGTGGATGCACTTCATTCACAATCATATTAATAAAAAGTTGGGAAAACCGCAAATATCAAGAAGAGAAGCCAACGAACTTTATAAAGAAAAGTACGGAAATAAGGTAATATTAAAAAGATATATGTTACAATTAAAAAAACATTACGTTTATTTATTTTATATACTTGCCGGAATATTTATAATTTATATGACAAAAATATAATACATTTATAATATAAATGAGAATCGAATTAGTATTTTTATTAATAACTGGAATTATTGTTGGGAATATACACACAGATGGTAAATATATAAAAAATATTCTGGATTCTAAAAAGTATTTACAAATGGGCGGTGTAGTATTTGGCGCATTTATGTTATATGTTTTAATAAAACGAGACCCATTACGTGCAGGAGAAATTATAAAAACGTCAAATGATTATTTAAAATATATGCCAATAGATAAAAACAGTAATAAAATAATCAGTCCATTTTTGAATTTTACTGCGAGTAATTATATGCAAAATGGTGATAATAATACACCTCAACAGAGTGTTGAAAAAATACAACAGTCGGGTAAGAAATCAACCAAGCGGTCAGTGAGTGAAACGAAAAAGAAATATGTAGCATCTAATCAAAACTGGAAATGTGGTGAATGTAAAAAACAATTAACAGCGTGGTTTGAAGTCGACCATAAAATACGATTAGAATATGGTGGTTCGAATCACGTAGATAATTTAGTAGCAATGTGTAGAGAATGTCACGGGAAAAAAACGGCTATGGAGAATATGTAATATTATTATATATTAATAATAGTAATGGAAGTAACCGAAATATTTTTTTGGATAATATTTTCAATTGTTGGATTATTAATCGTTGTAAATTATTTACGTGATATTAACGAGTACTCTCCAATTATTGATGACTTTTTTAAATTATTAGAAGACCATAATGATTTTAAAAATAATATGACAACGTATGGTATTTTGTACATACTATTAATTTTCGTAACCATATTCATATTTTACTCAATCAAAGACCCGAATTTATTTAAGAACAGTTCAAATATAATTACATACAGTGTTATAGTATTGTTACCACTCATCTATACGTATTTTAAATTAGGAGATGCGGTATCAACCTTTGATAGTACTTCTGCGAAACTGGCATTTAGTTCAATTGGTATAATGGTAGCAACATTTATTTTATTTAATTATATTGATTTATCCATATATAAATTAGATGTGACAAAACATATATTTTATGCATTATTAGCATTTGGAGTAGTCGTTGCATTTAGTATACTAGTTATATTTTTAGGAGATTATTTAAAGAAACTGGATGGTAATTTAGGTTTCTTTGCATATTTGTTATTTTACATCCCTTGTATGATGATTGATTTTATAAAATACATAATACGGGACTTTAAAAATTCACCCCCGGCGGTTTATATATTATATATTGTTGAGTTGTGCATTATTCTCGCAGTAATATACTTACTCCCCTTAATCGAAAAAACAATGTCGTTAGAAGGAACCAAGCTATTAGACAGACCAATGTTTTTAGACAAACGCCGTAGTATATTTAACGGGTATGATTTAGCAATGGAAGAAGATGAAAAAAGAATACCACGACATAATTATAGTGTTAGTATGTGGGTCTATATAAATGCTCCACACAATACAAACGAGACATATACTATTTTTGATTATGCAAGCAAACCTAAATTAATGATAAAAAATAAACAATATAATGATACAGAAATAACGGAATATTCAAAAGATGAACCTATATTACCGGGGGTATTAGACCCCAATGATAGAGATTCACACGTATTTGTCATTGAATACACCAATAATAATTTGGTAAATGAAATGGGTGAAATAGACCGTTATGAAGTGAGTTTACCATTGCAAAAGTGGAATCATTTCGTATTTAATTATAGTGGCAATGAAATAAACATTTACATAAATGGGGAATTGCATAAAAATATTTTATTAACAACAAAAAGCCCAAATTACAATATAGCTGATAATATTTATATTGGTGATAACGATGACGCGAATGGAGCGATATGTAATGTGAAATATTTTGAAGAACCTTTAACTAAAATGCAAATTGCGTATATTTATAATTTATATCATTTGTTTAATCCTCCATTATTGTAAAATATTTGTAGTGTATATATATAATGAACGTTACGTTGGTAATTTTAGGAGTTGTATTATTCGTATTGATATATGTAATTTATCAATATGTTACAAACGTGTCCCAGAACATTTCTGATTATAAAAATGTATCTACAACAGCGACAAGTATTGGTCCCGAGGATTTAAGTAGTCCAAATTCAACACGGTATGCCCATTGTATATGGGTATATGTTAAAAAACACGACGGTAAATGCCCATTTATCACATTTACAAATAATACCTCTGTTAGTACCGAATTATATTTAGATTCTCAAACACCTACATTAAAATATACTTCGGCTGAGGCAAACGCCGCCGGCGCAACTGATTTAGTTATTACCGATAATTTTCCTATTCAAAAATGGGTATGTTTAACATTAAGCATTGACAATAACATTGTCGATGTTTATATGGATGGTAAATTAGTGAAATCCGCAAAATACACTCACGCTTCTCCTGCTGATTGTAGTTTAACTACCGGCACGTTTAATGGATACATTACCAAATTTAAGCGTTGGGCAGAGCCATTGAATCCCCAAAAGGTCTATGACATTTATATGGAAGGAAATGGACGTAGCGGTATATTACCCGCGTATGGTGTAGATGTTGCATTATTCAAAGACAATATTGAACAATCTAAATATACCTTATTTTAGGAAATTACTTATGTATTATTATATTATATAAGTAATAATGTCGTCAAATCAAAATTTGTTTGATAATATTGGACAACAAACATTAAATACTTTAAATACTGGTTATGATACGTTAAGTGATAGCATAAGCCGTGCGAAAGGTTCTCTTAATGTTGGTGTAGACGAGTTAACAAAAAATGTAGAGGGTTCGAAAACATTTTTAGATTCTAACACTATTGTTGTTAAATTTGGATTTTTGATTTTAGTTGTAATTATCTTTACGTTTTTAATTCGAGTGGGTATTACATTAATTGCCTATTTTATGCAACCGGGTAAGCACCCATATGTAGTACAGGGATTATTGGATGGCACAGAACCCGTCGTAGTTAGTCAAGACCCCAAATCCGCAGACTACACTCCTATATACAAATCAAATAACGAAAATACTGGTTTAGAATTTACGTGGGCAGTATGGTTGCGTATGGGTAAAGAAGTACCTTCCGGGACGAAGTATAATCATATTTTTAGTAAAGGAGATGCGCCCACAACAGCGGACAATTTAGATGTTGTGAATAATAGCCCGGGGTTATATTATGGACCAGATACGAATCAGTTATTTGTAAAAATGAATACAGTTAAGGCTGATGATAATACAAATACGGTTACGGTTGATAATATTCCTATTATGAAATGGTTTCACGTTGCGATTCGTATGAAAAACACAGTTATGGATGTATACGTCAATGGAACGATTTCGGGCCGTGCTGTATTAGACCATACACCTAAACAAAATTATCAAGATGTTGTTGTGAATCAAAATGGTGGGTTTGCGGGTAAGTTATCTGATTTACGTTATTTCGCGAAAGCACTTAATGTATTTGAAATTAATAACGTTGTTAATAATGGACCTAACCTATCTACAAGTAAATTTGCAACCGGTGTAGGCGAAGAAGACTACTATGGATATTTATCGAATATCTGGTACACTTCTAAGATTTAAATATAAATTTATTATCATTTATAATATATATTATAAATGACATCATTAGATAGCTTCTGTTTACAACGAGAAAAAAAACAAAACTTACGTATACCGATTAGTCGATTTGNCACAGAATCTCCATATACTACTACCNNATATACTCAATTTGATTTAGATATGCGGCGTAAGGCAGAAATATTGAAATATGCAAATAATAATTCATCAACCAAGACAAATAACTTAACTCAACAACAACTCTGGGTGAAGTTTGCAACTAACCGGAATAAGTTAAATGTATCAAAACAGACTACATCATTTTTTAACAGAGATATAAATGAGACGTATCAAATATTTCATATGATAAAAAACATAGATAATAATTGTCCCAACACGATAATAAATACGAGTTCGTCTCAGTCAAATGTTCCTGGAAATATAAATTTATATCTTGATGAAAGTGTCCCACTTTATAACTATAAAAAAGAAACGATTAATTATGGTATTTTGAATGAAGCTTATCCTTATAATATATTGTCAAATTATGAATCAAATAAATTTAATCTTAATTCGTCAAGAACTGATATATTTCAATTATATACTTTGAAACCAGCAAGTAACACTACATTTGTAGAGATAAATTTACCTATATCCTTATATATTAATGGTGTAGTGAAATCGGATAATGCCCGAAGAAAGGGAAACCTTAATATTCAAAATAATATTATAACTCTAACATCATTAGGTTCTCGTTCAAAATTTAACAATACAATTTTGGATGAATTAGATGTGGGTTATCAACAAACCGTTGTAAATTTTGATGTTTCGTTTAATTATGACCCATCTGTAAATAATACATTTACAGGTATAATTTATTTACAAAATATAACAATTGGGAATATCAATCTAAATAGCACAAGTGATTTTGTTTATGATATTGATTTAATGCCCACTTTCTCAATATCTCAGTTAGCAAGTTTGGGTGATTTTGATCTTAATATCGGTATATTGACAAATGTAGATATAAGTAATAATAGTGTTCAACAGGATTGTAGCTTTAATAGTATAACTTATAATAACACCCCTTCAAACCAAGTTTTAAATGTTTATACCCCTTTAAAAATAGACTCCTATTCGGATGTTGCAAAACAAAATAAAAATATTGTGCAAAATATAATGAGTAATAGTATAGTTAATCAATTGGCCGTTGCGGTACCAAGTGTTTCAGTCGAAAACACTTATCGATGTTTAAATCAATTTATATATTTTGATTATGAACAAAATAAGAATGCATACAATTTAAAAAAAACAGAATCTATATCATTACAAGATATATCAAAAAATTATTATGTATTTGATGCAGATTATGATGCCAATATAACATACAGTTTGAAAACAGGAACATATTACTTTGTTAATGTTAGAAAAGATACACCAATTGCACTGAGTAGTACGTTTGATATGTCGTTGAATAATAATAATCCATTCACTGTTGATTACGGAATATCATATACCAAATATACAAACGAGCCATACAAATATTCATATGAGGGGACTGACTATTTATATGGTTCAATTAAAATGATAGTATCTGGCAGTTTTGCTGACGTGAGTTTATGTACATATAAAAATGGTGAGAAACAAGATGTAAATGTTACATTTACATATAATGAATATTGTTGATTATTATTGATTACGTTTATTTGCCTGATTTACTTGCTGCATATTGTTTGTTTGTGTGGGATTTAAACAAGTTTGTTTGTTTGGATAAACTTGTTTGCTTATGCATTTATCGGTTTCATTTATTTCAACACAACCGCGTTTACCTTGATATTCCCCGACAAGACACCACGAAGACCGTTTTGATGCCGGTGTAGATAATACTGGATTTTCATACGACGATGGTGTAATATCCATAGTATCTTTAAAATTACGGCGCATATCGTCAGTTAAACCACCTGCACTTGCTTTTTGGAGTAGGGTCCCCACAGATTGTAATGTACCCTCCGCAATATCAACACTAAATTTTGCTGTATCGCCAACAATGTCGGCTGTTTTATTAATAATCGTGCCTGCTGAAAATCCAAGTAGAGATAATATTTGTCTAAATAATGGCATTACGAACTTGGTAACATTTTCAAATATACCTCCAAAAAGGAAAAATAAGTTCACTCCTAAAAGAGAAAAGAATAAAATGACACATAATATTATTATCATAAACATTTTATTATCGAAACTGAAATCCATTTTACTGGAATTATTACGTTTCATTTCGTCGTCCATTTATATAGAATGTCAACATTATAAATATATTTATAAATTGGTTTAAATACTATGTTTGTCTTATTAGTATATTATATATAATCTTTATGGAGGTTTATGGATTTTTAAATACGTTTTTTGTGGCAAGTATATTAATCAGTTCTATATTAGTTGTGGTATTGGTCTACAATTTTAGACAACGTTTAGGCGCGATGGAAGAGAAGACCGAAACATTATTGCAAATTGTTAATAATGTTGTCCAGAAACTAAATAATGATAGTGAAGAAGAAATGCATAATTTCGTACCGTTAACGAATGTAAATAGTGAAGCGTATTACGGTGACAATGATATCAAGGTACAATACCAGGACAATGAGCAGGACCAAGAAGAGACGGATGAGGATGACGAGGATGATGATGAGGATGAGGATGATGATGAGGATGATGAGGATGATGATGACGAGGATGATGAGGATGACGAGGATGATGATGATGAGGATGACGAGGATGATGGTGCGGATGATGAGGATGATGGTGCGGATGACGAAGATGATACCGAGGGCGCGATTGCGGGTGAAGATGTAGATGATGAGGTCGAACAGGTAACAGAAGACCCGGAAGAACCTGAATCTTTAAAAACAGAGGAATATGAAAAAATGAATGTGACACAGTTAAAACAAATGGTACGTGAACGAAGTCTGTCAAACGCAGTTTCTAAAATGAAAAAACCTGAATTGGTTTCGCTATTAGTTAATGAATAAATATATTTGATTAATATATATTATGGATATTAATCAAGCTTACACGGAAGTGCGCGCGGATTATAAAAATTATGATGAAACGGATCCTATATTAAAGGTGTTTGGACATTCTCCCGTAAATGCTAGTTTAGGTGAACCTGTAATAAATAATTACGATTATAGAAAAGTAATAATTAAGGAAGGAACAAATATAATGAAAACAAATTTAAATCAAGTATCTGCTGAAAATAAACTAAATGTTATTGATGTTGTATATACGGATAATAGTGATTTAAAGGAAAATTATATGATGAAATATGAATTAGCTGAACGAAAACTTGCGCCAAATATTAAATTCGATGAAAAGTAAGTTAAATATCATTTTATAGTAAATATAAAATGAAGTTAATAAGTTTTGATGTAGGAATCAAAAACATGGCATACTGCATCTTGGATTTGTGTAATAATGACATAAAAATAGACAAATGGGAAATAATGAATCTAATTGAAGATAATGTATTAGAATCTTGTAAATGTAATGCAACAATGAAAAATAAAAAAATATGTAATAAAAAGGCGTATTATAATAAGGATGATTTATTTTTTTGTAAAACTCATGTGAAAGATAGTAAGTACTTTATACCGAATAAAAATTATACAAAAGGGAAATTAAATAAGAGACCAATTGACGAGTTAATGCGATTAGCAAACAATAATTTTATAAAAATCGAGAAAAATACAAAGAAAGAATGTATTGAAAAGTTTTTGGATTTTTATAATAGTCGCTGTTTAAGTGAATGCAATAAAAAGGGGAAAAAATGTGATCAATATGACCTAATAGAATTAGGTCGGGAAATTAAAAAAAAAGGGGATAATAGTTTTGACTCAAACGTTATAAATATGGTTATAATCGAAAATCAAATAAGTCCGATCGCAAATCGTATGAAAACAATACAAGGAATGTTGGCCCAATATTTTATAATGAAAAATGAAAGTGTGATTATTAAATTTATAAGTTCACAAAACAAATTAAAATATTTTGAAAAGGAAGGTTCAGGGTATAACGAAAATAAAAAAAATGCAATAACGTATTCTATTGAAATGTTAAAAAAATATCATTTATATGAAGAATGGAAAGGACATTTAGAAGTAAAAAAAAAGGATGATTTGGCCGATTGTTTTTTACAAGGAATCTGGTATTTAGAAAATAAAATATAATATGTGCGTTAAACTTAAATATAATTCTTCTTTAACTATCATAATGGAAGAAGTAAACTTAGACATTGATGGTAGCTTTCCGGTTCGGGGTGGTAGTAATGCACTACCCACCAATTTTGGTCCTGGCATTGAATTATTAATGAATGAAAAAAACATTCCTTTAACAGGGGGAGGCAATATTGAAGTTGGCGATCTAAATGCATTAGAAAGTGAACTAAATGATTTAACAGGGACGGGTATGCCGTCGATGAATACGGGTGGTGAGGCGGTGAATTTAAGCAGTTTTAATGAACCATCTGCATCTATTCAATTAGATACCGCACCCATCCAATTAAACTTTAATGAAGACGTTACTGATTCGAAATTAGGCAGTGCGACTGCTGAAACAATTGGGCAAAATTCTGATGGGTTTTTGAAGCAGACCAGTAGTTTTTTTAGTAGTGCACCTCCCAAACTGAGTGACCGCGAAATGCGTCGCAAAAAGCGACTAATGTTAAAAAAATTGGAGGATTGGCACGAGAAAGGTAAACTTAAGGGATATAACAATTTGAATATGGAGTCACCATATGATGAAATCGAGGATGAATATGAAACCGCAATGGAAGATAAGCGCAGCAAAGATAGTATTAAATTGCAAGGTTGGTGGTTTATGACAGCGGTAAATTCGTTGGAATATGCGAATGCGGCATTTGACCCATTTGGAGTTAATTTGGACGGATGGGGTGAGCAAATTAACGATGATATTGAGAGTTATGAAGAAATATTTTCGGAGTTGCATAGTAAGTATAAAGGTGCAAAAATGGCGCCCGAGTTGTCTCTTGTATTGCGACTGGGATTTAGTGCAGCAGTAGTAAGTTTTACCAATAAAGCTCTATCCAGTTCTGCTCCCGGGTTCAATGACGTAATTCGTCAAAATCCTGATCTAATGAAGGCGTTTACGGATGCCACCGTAAATACAATGAGTCAACAATCACCTGGTTTTGCATTCGCAAATGATATGATGAAAGAAGAACAAATGCGTCCAAAGGGGCCTCCCCCGCCTGCTGCGCAGCAAACAAATATGGCACGCGGATCACAACCATCATTGAATAGTCGCCCCGATTTACGTTCATCTATAAATGAGGAAGGTGTTGAATTAAATAGTTTTGGAAATTTAAATTCACAAGATACGAGTGCGCGCCCTGAAATGCGCGGCCCCAAAAATGACGATATTGAAAACATTTTGGCGGGATTAAAAACCAAAAATATAACAATTAATAAAGACAAAGAAGATTCAGTTGTAAGTGCCACCTCAATCGGCGAATTATCACAAAGTAGTGGAAAAATGCCAAAACGTTCGCAAAAGCGTAAACAAAAATCTGATAAAAACGTGGTTACATTGGACATTTAAATATAAATTAAATATTTTTATAACATAATATAAAAATATTTCGACGTTTGAATAAAATGAATAAATATATTCAAACTCTTGTAAATAATCCCTGGATTGTAAATAATATGTTATCGTGTATTTATGTGTATAATAATATACGCGATTACGTTAACGATATATATAATACGAATACATTGTTTCGGTCTACTGTTGATTTTATATATGTTAATGGACATAAAATTATGTGTAATATGTTTAATGTAAAATACGGTCCGGAGTCAACCAACTGGTATACAAATTGTGTATTATATGAACATAACCATAATAATAATTCATTATATTTTATGGTTGAAAATTATAATATTTTACCGAATTATTTTGATAAACAAAATATAAGTCAGATATTAGATGATGCAAACGAAACCCTAGAAGAAAAATATACAAATTATGGAAGTATTTGCGATTCATTATTTATAATGAAATATTATAATTCCATTATTTCAAAAATGAATATATATACAAACGTTAAAATAGACGATATTGAAAAATCAGATGTAAAATTCTTAGCAATTGAATATAGTCATCCTTTAATGAAATATAATATTACATTACATTTGGATGACTCATACATTGTGGTAGGTAACGAATTATTTTCGTCGTGTTTTATTAAACGCATGCTTGATTACCAGTTTAAATCTTATATATTTGACAACAGATATAAATTAGTAATAATTGATAATGACACGAATGAATATGTTTTGACTTATAATACATATATGAATCTGGAAAGAAGTAAATGTATTGTCAATGAGTATTAGTGTGTAATCCGTATATCCAAATCTAGATTTTTAAATCTTCATCGGTGTAAAATTGATTAATAATATAATATAAATATTTGTTATATTATATTAATAAGAGAATACTATGTCTCAAACACAATTATTGAATGATAAGTGGGATTTGTATTACCACTTACCAACCGACCAAAACTGGAATTTGGATAGTTATAAAATCATTATGAAAAATATTAGTAGTGTTGAAGAAGTCTCAAAAATAAATAAAATGATTATTGATAATGTTTTGCGCAATAATATGTTATTTCTAATGAGAAATGGAATAGACCCTCAATGGGAACACGAAAAAAACAGAGCGGGTGGGTGTTTTTCATATAAAGTACACAATAAGGTTGTACCCGATACTTGGCGTAAATTGTTTAAATTAATTACAGGAGAATCGTTTTGTGATAATAATGAGGTGAGTAAGCATATTAATGGCATTACGGTTTCACCGAAAAAGAGTTTTTGCATTATCAAAGTATGGATGGATAATATTGAGTATCAGGATTCTTCTATATTTTATGAGATAACCGAACAAAATAACAAGGGGTGTATTTTTAAAAAACACCAACCGGAACATTAAAATTAAAATTAAAAATATAATAATTAGTTATTATATTATTATGATGGGTGATATATTTTTTTTAAGCCATACATTGAATGTATATTCAAGTGTAAAAATAAAAAGAAAACAAATTCGAATTATAAATAGTACAGAATATGTATTTATACCGAATAATCATTTTTTAAGAGAAAATAATTTAACAAGTAAAATATGGTGGACCGCCGACGAAGAAAAAACAATGATGGATAATTACAATTTAGGACGGCGGTAAAGATGCCAAACATAATTTAATTTCTCCTAATGAAGCTACATTATATTTAACAATCAATGGTAAATCATTCCCTAAATACATTTCCAAGTGACTGCATAATGGAGTGCATTTAATGAAATGACTTAAACTTTTCAATGAAAACTCACCCTGTATAACTACGGTTTCGTCGCTTTTTTGTATAAATTCCATATTACCATTTGATTCAGAACGATATATCTTTGATTTCGCAAACGAACCAGCACACGAAAATATCAAATCTTGACCAACTGACTTAATTTCAATGCGATCCGAAATGCCATTCATATCCCTAATAATTTTTTGAAAATCGCTTGTTGGTAAATTAATGACAGTCGAATATTCTACGTCAGGAACACTCATCTCCTCAGTGTCTGGTTCAATGAGACGGAGTTTTTGACTATAACATTGTTTAATTGAACCATTATCATATTGTAATCCTAAATGGGATACCACCCCATCGTGGTAATCATCTTTTTCAATATAAATTGAAAGTGTATCATCATTTGACATTGTCGATATTACTTTGAAAAGATGAATTGTATTTGCACAAACGATTATCTTATTCGGTATGCAGTTATAAGATTCAAAGTTATATGCGTTTAACTTAACATTTACAAGAATCGTGTGGGTTTTGTCAAAGTTTATGATTTTTAAACCGTCCTTTGTAAATGTCATAGTTGCATCAGTTAATATATCTTTTATTGCAGTAATCATATTTCGAATTGGTTGAATTTGAACAGTTCTAATAGTTAGTACATTATTATCCTCGTTCATTATAACATTATATATGTGGATTGTTTTATATATTATTTTTAAAGACATTTTTAAACGCATTAATATTCAGGTATTTTTCCCCGTGTAACCCGGAGTTTTCATTTATCAGTAACTGGTGTAAAATATTATTAAAATGGTTTAATAATATATAATGGTTCCTACTGAACAAGATTATAATGAATATGCAAACAAGCTGCGCAAGTTAACACACGAACAGGCGAGAGAAATAGAACACCATAAAGGATATCACGGTAGAAAAAAATATTATCCGTTCAAGTTAGATGAATGGAAAAGAATAGGAGAGGAAATGCCTAAAAAACACAAAGCCGCGATAAAGGAGTTAGATGTCATTTTTAGTAAAATGAGATTCGAGATAGATGAATATCAAAAAAAACTGATGGCTGCTGCTACACAAGGCCCATCATGTTCAATTTGTTTAGAAGATAAATATACAAATGAAGGCCCAACTGTTGCGGTTAGTTTTAATAACAAACACTGTAAACATCATATTTTTCACGAACAATGTGTCAGTGATGGTCGGGTGAAAAAATGTCCATTGTGTAGAAGTGATAATAAGAAATTAACAAAAGTAGATAATAAGAAATTAACAAAATTATACAAGAATTCTAAAACTCCTTCGCCTAAAACAAGAAAAATAAGGTCTCGTTGTCCCAAGGGGACTCGTAGGGATCCGATAACCAAAGAATGTAAGTCAACCGCAACTTCCAATACAACCTCTAAAATCAATACAACATCTAAAAGATGTCCAAATGGAACTCGTAAAAATAAGAAGACTGGCAAATGCGACGGCAAATAAATAATTATAAATTAATATACAATGTGTTTTTCGTGACCAAATCGCAAGGAAAGGTCAACTGGGATATGTTTAATTATGCCACTGTCAACTAAATTTCGTATAAAACTCACATCTTCACTTGTTCCGTCTGTTACAATTGCGCCGTTATTATTGAATTCGGTAATGTTTCGAAAAAACCAGGGATATTTAAAGCGTTCATCCTCAATAACTCCTTTTTTAATGGCCATACATCCCATACCTACGTATGCACAATTCACTATTTGTTTATTATTTTTTATTTTATCGTGTCCTTCTTCAACCGATACAAATTTAAAACAGCCATTTGTTTTGTAGTAATCTTCATCCCAATGTTCTACGCAACATAATTGCGTACCACCATCCATTGCATATATTCCGGAATATATTTTATACTGCATTCCATTTTGTATTAATTTATCAATCATATCCGGTTTAAAAACCATATCACTATCTAACCATACTATTATATCATAGTCAATCGCACCATTATTAAATGGTTTTTGATTAGGTCCATTCAAAACGTTTGCACCCAAACACAATGCTCGGGCAAAATTCACCTGTGATGAATATTGATTTGATATTTTAATATCATATTTATTTCCTAACATTAACAAGGTTTCACTCCACGAAATAAAAAATTTATTGGAAAAAATGTTTCCTGGTATACAAAATATAACCTTTAATTTTGTTGGAATTGGGTTAAACAGTGCGGGGTTAACAAATAAACTATCAGACATTGAATATATACCAGGTTTTATTTTTATATCGTTATATTATAAATGAGTATTCCAGATAAGTATGTTCCTCAACATCTCACGAACCGTGATAGTATAAACCAACGAAAATATATATTACGTTCTCGAAAACTCTATAAAAAAGGTAAATATTTAGAACGACCCCGAGTAAAATCATATAAGTCTAAGAAATCTAAACATATAAATAAAGCAATTAAAATATACAATACGGAGAACATTAAACCATCAAAGGAAATTGCAGAAAAAACTCAATGCACTGTTGAATCTCTGGAAAAAATAGTTAATAAAGGACGAGGTGCGTATTATTCGAGTGGTTCTCGACCAAATCAAACCGCGGAATCCTGGGGAATTTCACGATTAGCAAGTGCGATTACAGGCGGGAATACCGTATTTTATGACTTTCATATATTAGATGAAGGCTGTAATAAAAAAGGGAAAGCGTATACATTAGCAAAGAGAACATGTAAAAACAAAAAACGGTGTGGGAAATATTTAAACAGGACAAAAAAACACCATATTAGAATGTAATAAATGAACAGTAAATTGTTACGCATCGCCAATATTATTATTAATAAAATTATAGTTTGGGTCTGTAAATATGTCTATCACCGTTTTACACCAGGGAATTGTATTGTAATCATCTTGGGTAATATATTTATTAAGTATATTACTAAAATCGTGCCAGTGTTTTTGACTTTGTCCTAACATTTCGGGTGCGACAAAATGCAGTTGGGTCAAATAGTCATTTATCTCCAAAATAAATTGTGTATATTCGCTTGGTATATGTTCCAATATTCCACACGCAACAATGATCGGGTTCCTCATACTTAGTGATATATTGATAAATATAAATATAAATCAATTTATTAACTGAAAATGAAAGGTATTTATATAATATTCGTAATGATAATACACATCGACCATTTTTACAAAATTATAATTATTATCCAAATAATTATAATAATTATATTATTTAATTAAATTCGATGATTTGTTTATCATCCTTTGTTATTATTTTTCCTAATAATATCAATTCACCTCTTTCTTCTTTTGATGCTTCATAACTTTCAAAGTCATATACGTTATTCGTCGTTGCATCGTACGCATATTTTATAGTTTGTTGGGTAATTACCTGCAAATTACCTAATGTTTGTTCTTTCACATTTAATTCCTTTTTATCCGATTTATCAATATCTATGTTTGGAATACTACCAAAATCGTTGGACATTATATTTCCAAAACTATAACACGCAACGGATTCTTCACTTTTCTTTGTTGCATATAAACTACAATCAAATGCACTTGATTTAACCGCATCTAATATTTGCTTATTTATTCTATCTTTTACTGTCGATATATCGAATAAATCCTCATCGGTTGTTATGGGAGTGTTACCATCAATACGACTAGTATCGCGAATACGCAATTCAATATGTTTTTCACTTGTTTTATGCGTCTCCGATAATGTGGATAAATATAAATAAACTTTTACATTTTGATATTTTTTTGGTAAACTAAGATGACTACCTATACGACGAGCACGTCCAATCACTTGATTATTACGTACCATGTGCCAGTAGGGTTCAACTATATGTACAAAACGGGTATTTTTTAAACTTATTCCTTCTGCGCCCGAAGCGGTAATCATTAATATTCGGATAAGTTCTCCATATTGATTATTTTTGTGTCGTTTTTCTAATTGTTTAACTAATGAAGGAGGTACGATTGACCAATCACTATTATATATATTACGTATTATTTCCTTTTCTTCCGCAGTTTCAGTACCCGTATATAATACGTATTTGGGTTTTTCTTCGTCGCCTATTTTTTGTACTATACTCCATTCACCAGTTGTTGTTTTTTTAATTTTAAATTCTGCAAAACCATTTGCGTCAAGTATGAGTTTTAATATTCCAACACCTTCCATTGTTCTAAACTGACTATACACAAGATGTAATCCAATATTATCGGGATGTTGTATGTTCTCCAATAATGATAATAGTTTGGGGCTAAGTATTTGTAAGTTTTCTTTGGACAAATATTTTGAGTTTCCGCTTCTTTCAACTTTTGCTAATTCTTTTAATGCTTTTGTTATTTTCTTTTGATAACTCATATCATCGACTATATCTTTTTCATCCTCTGGATTAAAATCATCTCGTGATACAATTTCTTTTTTCTTAATACCATCCATTCCATCTTCTGAAATACTCTCCTTTTTATTAGGCAATGGGCGTTCGACATCTGCAGGGAACGCGAAATTACATAACGCGCGGGAAAAAATGCGATACGTAGACGAAAATTTATATAAATCATCATCTCCTTTTTTTGTTAATGCATTTTTACGTGCCTTTTTCTCAGCTTCTGCTTCTTCCTTGCGCACTTTTTCATATAATGCAAACTGATGATCACTCATTACTGTTTTTACAGTGTGAAAATTCGAACCATCACTTGATTTAATAATACTAGGCATCAGTTCTTCTTTATCACTTAAAAACGAAGTTAATCCTAATATACGGCGAATTAATACATCTGAATTTAATAGAGTACCATTGTCTTCATTTACAAACATTTTATTAAATACTTCTTTGTCATCCGGTAGACATTTAAATCTATCTACAACAATGTCGGTGTCTTTTACGTCATACTTATGTTTCTTTAATATTTTTAATATCAATGACTGAAACATATCATCGGTTATATTGCCGGCATTATCAAGTTTCACGCCATTGTATTTGTCAGCATAAGGTCCACCGCCATAATGAGGGGCGTACATTTGGTTCTGTCCCATTTGATACATTTTGAGAACATTTGCATCGTCCTCAATGTCACTTTCAATATATTTTATTTTATCAATAATCTGTATTTGATGTTTTTTCTTTCTCTGTGTTTTTCCTTTTCCTGGTTTACGGTTCTTCTTTGTACCTCCGCCTACAATTGCACCTTGTTCTCCAACTCCGAAAACATTTCCTATATTTTTTCCAAAAGCATTTACGTTGTTTTCAAATACACTATATAACGAATCTTCTTGCTCGTCGTCAGACTCTTCTTGTTGGGATTTTCCTTTATTCTTTTTAGATTTGATTTTTTCAAGTTCTTTGAATGATTTATCTTTATCCTTCTTCATTTGTTCGATTTCTCGTTTGAATTCCTTTTCTTGTTCTTTCATCAATGATGCTTGTTGATTCGAAATATTATCATTATCAGTTAATTTATCTATTTTACCAGTAAGGTCTTCGATTTTCCCTTGTAAATTGCCAATATCCTTTTCTTGCTTTTCGATAAGATTATTTTGCTTTTCTAACATTTCGTCCTGGGTCGATGACATATTATATTGTTTATCTATAATTTTCGGCATATCATAATTAGTTGTTTTGTTGTTATCATTTTCACTTATTTGCTGTTGTAAATCATCATTTTGTTTTTGCATTTCGCTTATTGTTTCATTTAATTTTTCAAATTGCTCCTCCTGTGTTTTCATTTGTGTTTCAAACATTTCTTTTTGGGAAAGTAATGCGTCTTTTATTTTGACTTCATTTTCATCACTATCATATTCATTATCGGTTGACGATTCCTTCACCTCACTTTTAATGTTCTCAATGTTATCACTTAATATGTTTAATTTTTCTTCCAATGATTCAAATCTCTCTTTGTCTTTTTGTAATTCGAGTTGTTTACCTTCTTCCAATACTCCATCAACTAATTGTTGTTCCAAAATGCCATTGTTCTCCTTCAACTCTTTCATTTCATCCTCCATATTTTCAACCTGTGTTTGTAATGTACTAATACGTTCGTATTGAGCAGAGGCAATCTTTTGTTGTGCATCCAATAAATCTTGGGAGCTATAATTATCAACACCATTGTCAGTTTCATCATTTTCATCATTATCTTCGGTTTTATCATTTTCATCGTTTTCATCGATTTCATCGGTTTCGTCATTTTCATCGATTTCTGTGGGGTTTTCTGGGTCTTCATTTTCATCGATTTCGGTTTCCTTAGTTTCATCCTCTCCCTTTTTAATAGGTTCTTCGTCAGCACCACCATACATCCCCCCTTTCGTTTTACCCTTTAATACGCCTCTTTTATTTGTATTAATAAACCCAAATGGGTTACGTGTTATTTGTAATTTATTTCCACTATATTCGATATAATCAAACGTATTAAAATCTTCTTTATTAAACAGTTCGAGAAATTTTTCGGTCGTGGTTTTATCATTTGTTTTAACATTTAATTTAAATGTCCACGATTTAATATATCCACGCAATAAATTATATAATATGGCGATCTCATTTGGATAATTTATAACCGGTGTGCCTGTTAATAATACAATTTTTACATTCTGGGCACTCATTAAGTATTCATATAATCTATACGAAACCGATTTTTTTTCTTTTAATTTATTTACAATACGACTTACCAGATTATGCGCTTCATCAACAATGACAACGTGATTATCAAATGGATTGCGCGTAAAATCACCAGTTAATTTTTTTAGTCTTTTCATATCGATACCGTTATAATTTTCATCTCTATATTTAACACGTATCATCTCGTTTAATTGTTCATCAACTTTCTTTTGCTCGTCTGTACTCAATGTAGAGAAGTTGGGTTTTTTTGATACATCTACCATCCACGCACCTTTTTTCTTTCGAATATATTCTCGTGACAGAGAAAGGGTTTTACTTAATATTTCCACGCGTTCAAGCTTACCTATTATGGAAACAAATTCCCAGTATTGATTTTTCTTATACAAGTCATCTCCGCATTTTTTTAATTCTGTGAAATAATTCATTTTTAATGATGCAGGCGTAAGTAAAAAAACAGGTTTATTTGATTTCATACCTTCTGCAATCGCAATAGAAGAACAGGTTTTACCTGAACCTAAACCATGATATAATAATAATCCTCGATAAGGTGTATAAATATTTAGATAATCCCTGACAATTTCTTGATGCGTAAATAAAGTGCGTTCTTCTGGGTCCTGTGTCGTTTTTTCAGTTGATTTAATTTTTTTTAAATAACCAGTAAATGTTTCATTTATTTTTTTAATAAATATTTTACGATTATTCATATAATAGCTCGGTGCGCGTATGATAATTTGGTCTCCAAGTTCTTTTGGTAGTTTCCGTTTCATTTCATCTATTCCGGATTGGATTACACTGTCATCAAACGTACCCTCCTTCGGTTTACGTCCTCTTTTTTTCTGAACCTTGTCAGGTTCTTGCTCTTGCTTAGGTTCTTGCTCTTGTTCAGGTTCTTGCTCTTGCTTAGGTTCTTGCTCAGGTTCTTGCTCAGGTTCCCCTTTTTCCAATGATTCTATAATATTATTACTTTGCAACTGGGTTTTATTCAAACTGGAAGTATCAACCTCCTTAATATCTATTTCGTTTGTTTCTTTAATGACAGGTGGTTCAGATACAGATTCGTCATCTTTACGATGAACTTTTTTTTTAATTCTGCGTAATATTTCACCTCGATTTATAGTTTGACTACCACGTCTGTCAACGATTTCCATAGTTGTTTGTTGTTCCGGCTTTTCGATAAAAAATTCAAAGTCGATTTTTTGTTTAGGTTGTGGCCGTTTTTTTAACGTATCAATATTCATATACAATAATGTTATAAATTATTGTAGATATCTACTTTTATACAAATTTTTGGATAATATCTAATCCTTGCTTACACGCAATTTGTTCGGCTTTTTTCTTAATTTTATGGATTCCCTCTCCTAAAAATACAAATACTTTATGTTGTTTTTCCATAATATCGTGTATATCTTGAAATGAGTTATACGTATTGATATTCGTAGATTGAAAATGTTTTAAGTTAAAATATTGTTGTCCTAAACATAAATAAACACCCATATGATATCCTTTTTCATGATCATAACCGTTGATCTCAATATAATGGGGAGTAACTTTAAACTCTTTTTGAAGAGTAACTTGTAATATATTTTTATAATTTTCATCGTACTTAATAAGACCAATCCAATCAACGTGCGCATCATAAACGTTTTCAATAAAGTTTTGAGCAATTTGAAATCCTGGACCAGTTGTAAAAACACTTTCAAACCATTTATCTTCATCCTTTATGGTTATTTTATTACAATCTAAAAAGAGTGCACCAATAAACGCTTCAAATAAACACCCAAGTTTCTTTAAATTTACTCTTGTTTGCTTACTTTCAGAATGTTTAGAAATAATATACCATTTATGCAATCCCATTTCATAAGCTAATCGACCAATCGCTTCGTTTTTAACTAATGCAATTTTCTTTTCCGTCATAAATCCTTCATTTTCCTTAGGGAAACGTTTATATAAACAATATTTCGTAACACATTCTAATACCCCATCGCCCAAAAATTCTAATCGTTCATTACATTTAGTATGTAAAGGTAAACAACTATCGGGTTTTTCGGCAATAATAATATTGTTCGCTTTATTTTCATCATCTGGTCGACGTGTGTAAGACGGGTGAACAAATGCACGTTTATACAACGTAAAGTTGTGAACGGGAATATTGATATTATATCGTTTGAGTATATTTGTTATATCTTCTTCGGTTATTTGAACATTTAGCGTGTTATATGGATCAAAATATAAAAACTCATTTCCATTTTCATCTTGTTTAACCAAAATATCTTCATCTAACGAGTTAGAATTATTCATAATAGTGTATAGTTATTAGTGTAGCATAATTATATATTTAATCAATTTTAACATATAAATTTAACATATAAATTTAAATTATTATATTTATATTATATATAATATGGTTCTTAGCACAACAAAAAGAGTTGCGTCCGTATCAAGCATCACAAACCGAGCCACCAACGGTGGAAATACAAAGGCTGGTCTTTTACCCAAAACAAATGCGTCCGCGGCCTCCGCTACCGCATTCAGAGGTGTATCCAGTAATTATTCATTATTGAAGACAACTGCGAATCCTAACACTCGTTCAGCATACCCTATTGGTATGCCGGGTGGCCGTAATTAAATATTTTAATTTAAAAATAATATAATAACTTTTTACATTATTTTTACAATGAAAATTATTATAGACTGTCGGGAACACGATTTATATGATAGTGTTCAAAATATATTACTAAGTAATTCCATGCCTTGTTCTTTTGACATTGTTAAAGAAAATTTAGACATTGGAGACATTATAATAAAAAAAGATGATGATGAAATTGTCTGTATAATTGAGCGGAAAACGTTAAACGATTTAATGGCATCCATAAAAGATGGACGTTATGTAGAGCAATCATTTAGATTATCAAACGCATCTGACACACCAAACCATAACATTATCTATTTGATAGAGGGAAATATAAATAGTATTGTTAATCCAATCGAAAAGAAAACCATATATACGTCATTAACATCTATAAATTTATTTAAAGGATTTTCAATAACGAGAACCCAAAATTTAAAAGAAAGTGTTGATTATCTATTATCAATGGGTGAAAAAATATCGAGGGAGTTATCAAAAAACAAGGTATTATTTTATAATAAAGACGGCATTAACGCAAATGTATTGAATTACCCCGATGTTGTAAAAACAGCAAAAAAACAAAATATTACAAAGGACAATATTGGCATATTAATGTTATGTCAAATACCGGGGGTAAGTACATCAGTTGCCACTAAAATATTGGCAGATTATGACAGTCTATATGCATTTATAGATGCATTTAAAACCCAGTCGACATTATTAGATGATTTTTATATAAAAGGAAATACGGGGAAACTTAGGAAATTAGGTACAAATGTTATAAACAGTATTAAAACATATTTATTATAAATATTTCAACATTTATACGTCTGGAAACAGTAATTTATCTACGGTTGTACGTACACAAAACAATCGGTGTAATATAATGCCTAAAATAAACAGGCACACGAGTATAACCCAAAACTCACGATTGGGGTATAATAAATGCAACATATATGCACCTATTATTGTCATTAATACATCATTTATTGCAACATTGAATAATCTTATACTATGAATACCCGTATTTACATCTCCCAAAATATCATTGTACCTACACAACATTATATATATATGACTATATAATGTTTATTTAATATGCGCCCGGGTGATTGCTGTGACGAGGTTTGGTAACTTCTCGGTCTTTATATTTACCCACTTTAACTGCATTTTGAGTATATTTAACTCCCCCCCAATTTTCATCCATTGCGTTATCACTAGACGGATGTTTTGTTGTGGACGCGTGCAACTCATCTAATGTAGTTGTTTCTCCAATGTGCTGTCCGTGAGCATCAAACCCTGCGTATTGGTTTACATTATACGGCGCATTTGCACGCGAAGCATCCATTACAGGGACTAACATTTTTTGCGCGTTTTCCTTGTATAATACTTCGGGTACTTGTGTTTGTAGTCCACCCTGCATATCAAATGGACTGGGACGAGCACGATAAACAGTGTCGCCTTGGGTATTATTTTCCGCTTGTAAATATAACACAGGACAATTGTTACCCTTTGTGCGTTCTCTTTCTAAATGAACAATATATTCGTCTAAACTATAAAAAGGTAAAGGATTGTGTCCATCTATAACTGGTTTACTTGTATTGTATAATAATATAACACCGTCCTTTCTCACAAGAAGATCGGGACAGTCTGTTTTATTACCTTCGAAAAATTCCTGCAAATTATCTTTATCGTATGGTTTTACTTTTGAACTAAGTGCAATAAATACGTATAATCCTAGAAAAAATGTAAATATTAAAAATGCAAGAAAAATTGTTTTAGACATTTACTTATATATTATATAATAATAATATATATAATGCCAGTAATAGTCGGTTTAATTCACGCAGATTGGTGTGGTCATTGTCAACGATTATTGCCTAAATGGAATGAAATGAAAGAACACCTTAACATTAATCACGAGCTTATGGAAATAGAAGCAAGTGACCCGCAAAAAAATGTTAAGTTTTTAGATTTAAATAAACGCATTCAAGGAAATAAGGAAATTTATGTAAATGGTTATCCAACTGTATTCAGGGTCGATAATAACGGCAAACTGGATTATTTTGATAAGGCGCCTGAATTAGAACAACTTACTGATTTTTTTAATAATGCGGACGCAAGTCAAACCCCTGCACCACTTTACGGAATGGAAGATGCACCTGATCCGGAACCGATTATGGAAGAGAACCTCAAAGAGAAAAAGAAAACGCGTAAAAAGCGTAAGAGAAAGGATAAAAAGAGAGAATCCAAATCCACAAAACGTAAATCAAAGCGTAAAACAGCAAAGCGGAAAACGACAAAGCGAAAAATAATCAAGTAAGAAAATTGATTAAAGAGAATTTCATAGTATTATTTAAATAATATGAAAAAGACAAGTAAGAAAGTAAAAAATAATAGGGATGAGGCGCACGAGTTTCGGTTGTTCGATTTTAGAGTAGTGAGTAAGGTGGACGAGGAGGAGGTTGAACGAAAACGTTTGGCTTCAAAATCGCAACCACATAATAATTATGAAATTAAATTAGACGACAGTTATTTTAATATCCAGATGTTTGGTATCAATAAGAAAGGGGAAACCTGTTCTATTGATGTTGTTGATTTCAAACCATTCTTTTATGTTAAATTGCCAAATAACGCAACAATTAAGACTATACAAAATATTCAATGTGACATTGAAGACTCATTGGAAGATAGTTGTCGAACAAAGTATTACAATAAGTCATTTTGTACGCGATTAATTGATGATCATAATAAATTATACGGATTCACTCAGGGAGAGAAGCCCAAGTTTATGTTAATTGAATTTAATAGTACACGCTGTTTTAATAAAGTGAAACGTTTGTGGAATGCTAAAAAGGAAATATTTGATGAAAATCTTAAGTTTTTGAAATATTCGAATGAATATAAATATCCGGCACTAAGTAAATATGTATTATACGAAAGTAATATCCCACCGTTATTGCGGTTCTTTCACGTTACAAATGTCACGCCCTCTGGATGGGTTAGAGTGTCGTCTACGCACGATGAAAGTATATCAACCTGTTGTAAATACAAATATAAGTGCAGTATAAAAAAAATAATACCTTTAAATAATAAAGAAGATAGCGTACCATTCAAAATATGCAGTTTTGATATTGAGGCGAGTAGTAGTCACGGCGATTTTCCTGTACCTATTAAAACATATAAGAAACTTGCAACAAATATTGTAGATGCATTTAAAAATCAACCATTGGTGAATGAAGAGAATGGATTCGAATTATTGAATAAATCGGTAATGTCTGCATTTTTCAAAAATAAATACTGCGAAAATATAGAGAAGGTTTATCCAAAGGATTGGAAACCAGATGTGACACAACTCGAGAAAAGTATTAAAAAATTAGATGATTCGTTGGATAAAATATATAAACAGTCAACCGAACAAATAGATGAACTAATTGAACAGGCGGACGAAATTGTTAATAAATATAATTTTGGCGAAGAAGATGACGAGAATAACAGTGAAAATAATGTTGAAGGCGCTCATAAAAATCCAAATAAACAAAAAAAAGCGATAATTGAGCGTAAATTCTCAAAAAAAACAGTACTTGAAATATTGTTAATGAAAGAAAAAATTACACGTGATGAAAAAATTACACTAATCGACAAAGCATTAACCTGTTTATTCCCGAAATTGGAAGGTGATAAAGTGACATTTATTGGTTCAACATTTATGAAATACGGAGAACAAGAACCATATTATAATCATTGTTTAGTTTTAAATAGCTGTGATAAAGTACCGAATGCTGATATACAATGTGTAGACAGAGAAGAGGATATTTTGTGTGAGTGGGCAAAGTTAATACAGCGGGAGGACCCGGATATTATCATAGGATATAACATTTTTGGATTTGATTATCAATTCATGTTTAAACGAGCGGTAGAATTGCACGTTGCTGAAAACTTATTGAGCTTATCCCGTATTAAAAATGAAAACACCGGTCATAAAACCTGCGCAATAATAGATAAGAATAACAAATTCAATATTGAAAATAAGAAACTAGCAATTGCGAGTGGAGAATATGACCTGCGCTATTATAATATTGAAGGGCGTTTGCAAATTGATATGTATATGTATTTTCGTCGCGATTTCAATTTATCATCATACAAGTTGGATGATGTAGTTGGTAGTTATATTAGCGATAATATTAATCATTTTGAAAATATAGAAGTAAATGATGAATCCCGGTGTGAATTATATAGTGCAAATTTAAAAGGGCTTCATGTGAATGATTTCATACATATTGAACTCATTACATTTACAAGCGATTATTACAATGGAGGACAAAAATACCAAGTATTGGATATTTATGAAAAAATGCATAATGACACCACATATAATGTAATTGTTATAAAGGACCATCATCATTTTGAGAAGAAAAACCAAATTAAATGGGGTATTGCAAAGGATGATGTATCACCCCAAGACATTTTTAGATTAACAAATGGTACATCCGCGGATCGCGCCATTGTTGCGAAATACTGCATCCAGGATTGCAACCTTGTTCATCATTTAATGAACAAAATCGATGTTGTTACCGGATTTATTGAGATGTCGAATATTTGCAGCGTTCCAATTGAATTTTTAGTATTTCGTGGACAAGGTATCAAACTTACCAGTTTCGTTGCAAAAAAATGTAGAGAAAAGAAAACATTAATGCCGGATTTGGAAAGAAAGGAAAATGATGGCGGTTATGAAGGCGCTATTGTATTGCCTCCCAAATGTAAAATGTATATGGATAATCCTGTTGCGTGTGTAGATTATAGTTCGCTGTACCCATCTTCAATGATTAGTCAAAATTACAGCCACGATAGTAAGGTATGGACAAAAACGTATGACTTGGAAGGTAAGTTGATTGACGAAACTGGCGAAAGAGATGCAAATGGCAATTATATTTATGATAATTTGCCTGATTTTGAATATATTAATACAGAATTCGACGCGTATGAATATAAACGTTTGAAGGGACCGAAATCACGCGAGGAAAAGGTGAAAGTCGGGCGCAAGATTTGTCGCTGGGCACAGCTTCCCGAAGGGCAACAATCTATTATGCCTTCTATTTTAACAGAATTGTTAAAAGCGCGAAAAGATACCCGAAAAAAAATCAAAACCGAACCCGACCCATTCATGAAAAATATTCTGGATAAGCGTCAGTTGGGATATAAGGTCACCGCGAATTCATTGTATGGGCAGTGTGGTGCACGAACATCTACATTTTATGAAAAGGACGTTGCTGCGTGTACCACCGCGACAGGTCGACAAATGATTATGTATGCACGGGGAATGATTGAAGATACCTATGGAAATACCATTGTCACAATGAAAAATGGCACACAGGCACGAACCCGAGCAGAATATATTTATGGAGATACAGATAGTGTATTTTATACATTTAATTTTGAAGATTTGGATGGAAACCCGATACGAGGTCAACCTGCATTAGAAATGACCATTGAATTGTCATTTGAAGTTGAACGCATTTGTAGTCAGTTTTTGAAAAAACCAATGTATTTGGAATATGAAAAGACATTTATGCCCTTTGTATTGTTATCAAAAAAACGTTATGTCGGGATACTTTATGAAGCTGACCCGAATAAGGGCGAACTGAAATATATGGGATTGTCTCTTAAACGCAGAGATTCGTGTGACTATTTAAAAGATACGTATGGCGAAATAATCAATATATTGATGCGGACTCAAAATGTAAAAAATGCGATTGATTATTTGAGTGATTCTTTACAAAATCTCGTAGACGGAAGTGTAAATATGGATAAACTATCAATCACGCGAGCACTACGCAGTGAATATAAAAATCCTCATCAAATCGGGCATTGGGTGTTGTCTGACCGCATTGGGAAACGAGATCCAGGAAATAAACCAAAGCCAGGAGACCGCATTAAATATGTTTTCGTTGTAAATAAAAATAAAAAGGCTCTTACCGGTCAACGGATTGAAACACCCGAATATATTGAATCTAATAAATTAACTATTGATTATGGTCATTACATTACAAACCAGTTAATGAAACCATTACAACAATTGTTTGGATTGGCAATAGAAGATATATGGATATTACAAAAAAAAGAACCTGCGCGCAAAAAATATTTGACGGATATGAAACAACTTCAACACACATATACCGACGATCTGGAAACATTCAATAAGAAAAAAGAAAAATATTGTTCGGACAAAATCAAACAACTCCTTTTCGATAAACGGCTGCGGGAAATTGATAAAATAAATAACAAAAAAGAATTACAGGATAATTTTAAAATGTTTGGATTTACAATGAAATAAATATACATATTTTTAAATATACATATTTTTTAATACGAAATTCCGCCATTTGATAGATCTGTTTCCAAATTAAGAGGAAGTTCAAATGATAATAAGTGTACATTGTGGTCGTCGTGTTCGATAGCGTGAGACCCATCATTACTTAACGCACTTTGTAATACACGAGTAATAATATCCGCTGTTGCGGAGACAAGACTACTGTCTAATGAATTATTGGAACCTGTACTGGTTGTACGTACAAATTGATGAGGGGCTGGTGCTGGTTGGGATAACAACTCCCCATCGTCATTATTTAAGTTTTCCTCGGGATTCGGTTGACGTGTATGATATTCCCGTATATCATATCTACACACCGGACAACGCGTATTTGTACGGAACCAACGCCGTAAAGATGTTGGGCGAAAGCTATGACTACATTGTAATATGCGCAAAATAGGTTCACCGTCTTCAAAATTATCAATACTTATTGGGCAACAAGTATTTAAAGTAGGATTGTTCGAGCTATATGCAAATTCTTCTGTCGCGTTTCTAATTTGTTCTTCTGTCGGTGCAACAATGACGGGTTGATTAAATGTTGCCATGTTTTGTGGAACAAAACGATATGACAAATTCGGGCGTGGCGGCGGCGGATTATTCCGTCTAGTATGATTCCATATTTCTTGTAAATTAGATATTAATAATAATGTATTCTCTTGGTATTGTCTAAAATTATCATTATAGTCTCCTGTCAGTGTTTGAATTGTATCCGCCAGTTCGTTTTCTCTTAAATTACTAAATATACTTTCTCTTGTATTTGCGAAACGTCGATGTTCATCTCGATCTGCTGGTCGACTATTAAAACGGCTTCGCGATGAACGTTGACCCGCAATATTTGCTAAGTCGTCAAATATATTTTGGTTATTTCCTCGATTATCCATTGTAATACTATATAAAGATATATATATGTATATTCATAATGGATAAATATAATAAAAATGGTTTGGTTGGCTTATATAACCTGGGTAATACTTGTTTTTTAAATTCATGTTTGCAAATAATTAACCATATTTATGAATTAAATATTTTTTTGGATACTAATAATACTTATAATAATAATAATGAATCATTATTATTAAAAGAATGGAATAACCTAAGAAACGTAATGTGGAGTGGAAATGGTATAGTAAAACCCCATCGGTTTCTACATCATTTACAAATAGTTTCGAAATCATTAAACTATAATATGTTTTCAAGTTGCGAACAAAATGATATATCCGAATTTTTAATCTTCTTTATGGAATGCATTCATAAGGGATTATGTAAAAAAATAGGCGTCAATGTGAAAAAACAATTAAATAATATTGATACCAAATGTTATGAATTGATTAAAACAACTTACGAGAAAGAATATTCAGAAATCATGGATATATTTTATGGTGTTTCGATTTCCCATATTTATAATATGAATAATAAACTGGAAAGTACAACACCCGAAATGTTTTTTTCAATTGATCTTCCCATTTTTGACAATAATGAAATTTTTGATAATATTTATAATTGTTTTGATCATTATACAAAAGATGAACATCTTACCGGTGATAATGCGTGGTATAATGAAGAAACAAACAGTCATCAAGACGCAAAAAAAAAGATGGTATTTTGGAAATTACCCAAAATCTTGATCATTACTTTCAAACGATTCAATTACAATTTAAGAAAAATACAAAAAAAAATACAATTCCCAATTCAAGATTTAGATTTAAAACAATACGTTGTTACAAATGATAATTGTAAATATGATTGTTTTGGTATTTGTAATCACAGTGGAAATGTAGGAGGCGGCCATTATACAGCATTTGTAAAAAATGCATTAGGTAATTGGCATTTATTTAATGACGCAAATATATCAAAAGTAAAAAATGAAGAATCACTAGTTACTGAACAAGCGTATTGTTTATTTTATCGAAAAAAATAAATGTATATAATATATTACAATAATTATGATGAAATTTATGAATTATACCACATTAACAGAAAATATGGAAGGGGGTGAAGACAACGGTGCCGAAAATACTGGTGAAGACGCTGGCGCAGAAAATACTGGTGAAGCCGCTGGCGCCGAAAATACTGGTGAAGACGCTGGCGCCGAAAATACTGGTGAAGACGCTGGCGCAGAAAATACTGGTGAAGACGCAGGTGCCGAAAATACTGGTGAAGACGCAGGTACAGAAGATGCAGATGCGGAAGACACCGTAGCAGAAAATGCCCGGGAAGACGCAGCAGCAGATATATTAAAAGAGAAGATATTTACTTTAAATAATTTATATTTGATTTTGATTTTCATTATAATATATATTGTTGCGTATTTTGTTTTAGGAATGTTTACAAACCAGGGTTCTTCTGGTCGTGAAATGACATTTAGTTATATTATTGACCTATTGATTTCTACTATATTTATTGTTGCATTTCTTGCTTTTTATTTTTCGTTAAACGAAGAAAAACAATACACATTTATGAAGGAGCGCTGGGAAAATATTAAAGAATATGTCAAAGATGATTATGCGTGGGTTTATCAGTTAGGATACATCATAATACTATATACTGTTGTGTATATATTTAGAATCCCAATGACAAGAGGAGTAAAACCGGTATCAATATATTTACTTGAAACGATTGGGTGGTTGACGTTTATGTTAATATTGGCATATATTTTATTTAAGGTTGCGTTTGATGTTTCATTGTTCGACGATTTCGAAAAAATATTTAAAATACCCACAGAATCGACACTACCTGTTCCAGATCCTGAAATAGATGTATCTGGAAATACGTTATTAGTCGACGGAGGTCCTAAGAAAGAGGTATTTAATTTCTCAAATAATAAATATAATTATGAAGACGCACAAGCCATTTGTAAAGCTTATGGGGCAGACATTGCAACATATGATCAAATAGAAGAATCTTATAATAACGGCGGAGAATGGTGTAATTATGGATGGTCGGCAAATCAAATGGCATATTTTCCAACACAAAAGGATACGTGGAATAAATTACAGAGTACAAATAAACACAAAAATGCGTGTGGGCGACCAGGCGTAAATGGTGGTTATATGGCTAACCCGAATATCAAATTTGGGGTCAATTGTTATGGTGTCAAACCGGATGCAAAGAAATGTAATTTAGACAAACTATCGACAAGTGGGCCTCATATTCCAATGAATGAAGAAGAAAAGAAAATGAACGAGAAGGTCGAATATTGGAAGGAAAATGGAGAAAAATGTTTAAACATGAATTCATTTAATTATAATAAATGGTCAACTAAGAATTAAATTTTATAAGTATATGATATACTCATGAAATACGTGGATTTAATTAAGTTTATTCGTATAAATAAAATAATAATATTACTATTATCGTGTTTATTTTTTACGTTGATATATACGCTAATTGACGATAATAATTTTAAGGGACTCAATCAAGTCAATGATATAACGAAACACGAGATTATTAAAAGAGAAGTAGAAGAAGACGTAGATGAAGTGTCAAAGGAGAATTACGAAAATTATGAGAATACCGAGAATAACACATCAAAAGAACTGGAAAAAGACATAAATTTGAATGAGGCCACAAAAATAACCAAACAGGATCTTGACCAGCGGGAATTAGACCCAACACAAATTAAACCAAATATGATGCAAAAAATGTTTAATCGTTTTTATTTTGCAGTAACCACAGGATGTCTGATTGGTTATGGAGATATTTATCCAATTACAAATACATCTAAAACACTTGCTATAATACAATCATTGTTAACTGTTGGTCTAATTCTTGCGTAGTTTTTGTGTTTTGTTATGAGATATTTTATACTTTATTTTTTTCATTATATCATCATTAAAATTAGTGATACTCACAAGGTCTATTAAACTGTCAAAAAACTCCGTAGTTATTACATTTGGGTCTCTATCTTCGAATATTTTCATAGATAAAGAACCACCGCGTAATGAATGGTCCACACACAATCCTCTTGGACACGATAAATGTTCCATTTATATATAATATATATATGGAAAATACATTTTATTAAAGACAAACTCTATAAATAATGGTTAACCCATATATATCACAACGTCTTAATATCAAAACTACTTTTAATCGTGCGGTCATCTTTTATTTTCTTTACAATCAAATCTACATGTTCTTTATTTTTAATTATTTTATTTAAACAACTTTCAATATAAGAATAACTCAATGGAGAATAGTCTTTTTTTTCATATTTCTTAATTATAACATTATTCAATGCCATCTTATTACTATTGATTTTTTCCATATTCTCACATATTCGAGAAGATAATAAATGTTTTTGTATTCGCAAATGTTTTTGTTGTTCATTTAACATTTTTAATTGATTATCAATTGTGATCCATTGTTTTGTATCATCAGTTAAAGAAGAACTTACTAAACTATTATTCATTATATTGAATAATATAATAATTTTATTTATTTCTTATTTATTGGATTTTAAATAAGAAATTGTTTACTTTTTGTGTTTTCTAGTACCAGATTTTTTGACAAGTACATTGGCGGCAAGAAGCATCACGGGGGTGGCAACTTCGGCACTCATGAATCCACCTTTCTTGTTATATTTGCGCATAGTCTTACCCTTTCTCTTCATGGTTTTAGTTTTAGTTTTACGTTTCTTCATTGATTTCCCTTTTTTCTTGTGTGCGGATTTACCTTTACCTCCCGAAAAAGGGGCAAAATTTTCCACCTCCTCGCCAACTGGGCCGCCTGCTACTTGCATTTGACTTTCGGGTTCTGGTATAGGATTACCCCCCTGTAATTTCATCGCGTTCATCGATTTTGCGTGGTGCATTCTTATATATTCTATTGAGAAAAATATCAGGGTACGAAATTATACGAATTAATATGCCTAAAATAGTAAGGATTAAAATAAACAATAAAATGCTATACAATAATAAGCATATTATGTAAATCTGTAATTTATCATATATTGTCTTAACAAATGGTTTACTTATTTCCCTAAAGTCTTCTAAAAGTCTCTTGTCGTGCAGTAAATGTGTAAGTGTATTTCGTATTGTACTTGGCATTATTTATATAATAATGATAATCAGTTTCACGTAGACAAACGCTTAATATTCGTTTTCATTTTTAATTTATAATAAAAATTATATTATTAATGGATAACATATTTGAAGCAACTGACACTTTTCCATTTGATAAATTAGTATTATCAAACCCGATTTCTCGGTCTGGTGGTTCTTACTTTATACGATTTAGTGTAAATAATAAACCGGTATATGTACGACCACCCAAATGTTTATCTAAAAATGGAATTGTAAATACAAACAAACGATTTTTAATTGATTTAATGTTCAATGGTGAAAATGGTGAATTTATTAATTGGTTAGAAAATTTAGAAGAATTTTGTCATAATAAGATTTATCAATCGCGCGAAGAATGGTTTGAAGGAGATTTAGAACTTTCTGATATCGAAAACTATTTTACATCTCCCATTAAACTGTTCAAGTCCGGCAAATATTATTTAGTACGCGCAGATTTACCCACCGCATTAGGTAAACCCCAATTAAAAGTATACGATGAGCGCGAAGATGAAGTCGATTTTGAACAAGTTACGAATGATAGTGAAATAATGACAATATTAGAAATACAAGGAATCAAATGTAGTCCTCGTAGTTTTCAAATTATGATTGAAATTAAGCAGATGATGAAAATAGAAAAGACGAATTTATTTTCAAATTGTATGTTTAAATCATCAGCCAATGTAGTAGACACAAATGATAATAAAAATGTTATTCACAATGAAAACCCGGACGAAAATCAATGTATTGAAACCTCGATTATTGACACTCCAATGAATGAAGAATGTATCGAAAATACGATTAAGTTAGACGAAAATTTAGAAAATACATTGACGATTTCACAGGATGATTCTCCCGAGGAGAATGTAGAAATAATAACAACCCCAGAACCGGATATTTCGAATAGTCTAGACGAAATAACCGAAAACGAAGAACCCCTAACAATAGAAGAGAATATCCCTATTTTTAGTAATGGTTTAGAAGAAATTGAGTTATTTCCTACCGAAGAAGAAGAAAGTTTTGAAATTAGTGAGCGAAAAGACGTTTATTATAAAATGTACAAAGATGCGCGCAAAAAGGGAAAATTAGCGAAAGAATTAGCACTTGCATCTTATTTAGAGGCTCGACGTATTAAAAATACGTATATGCTAGAATCCATTGAAGAGAGTGATGATAGCGAAGAAGAAGTAGAATGATTAGAGAATTAATTATTATTTAAGGAAATATATTATCGCCACTTTATATATAATGTTGAAAGATTTACAACGCGGATTAGCGAAATTCTTCACAAACGAACGTTTAATTATATTTCTTGTATTAATTGTATTAGCCGTTATGATGTTTGGATATGGAAGTTCAAAATCAATGATTACCGATGGTTATTCTTCGTTAGGACATAGTCACGGCAATGAAATCGCTGCGGAAGTGGAGGATGTACCTACCCAAGAAGTCGCACCGGCCGCTGCACCTGTTGCGGCTGGCATGCCTTCCAAGGCGGTTGCCAACCCGAGCGACCTTTTGCCCAATGACGAAAACAGTAAATTCTCGTCCCTTAACCCCACATCAGTTAATACCACCCACGGTGTTATGGCCCCTGATCTTCTTCGTGCCGGACCTCCTCTTAGCAATTTAGAAACAATCGGACAAACTTTAAGAAATTCTAACCAGTCCATTCGCAGCGATCCTTCTATCCCCAAGGTAGATGTTGGACCCTGGATGAACTCTACCATCGAAAGCGACCCCCATCGCAAAAGTTTCGAAATTGGAGGTCAATAAATCATTTAAATCATAATATATATTATATTATGATCTTTAAAAAACAATTACCAAATGGTTTAAGAATTATTCACGAGGACTCATTTAATAAAGACATTTGCTCGATTTGTATAATGTGTGACATTGGTAGTGCTTATGAAAATGAGAAAACACGTGGATTTGCACACGGAATCGAACATATGGTATTTAAGGGAACATCAACACAAAGTGGTCCTCAAATATTAAAAACATTTGATGATATTGGTGCGGTAAATAATGCTACTACCACAAAGAAGTACACATCATATACTATAAAATGTTTAAATAATGATTTGGATGTTTGCATACAAACCTTGGGTTCTATGTTATTCGATTCTACTTTTCCGTCAAAAGGATATAATAAAGAAAAGCACGTTATACGCGAAGAAAATCTAAAAGATGAAAATGATTTTGAATACTTAATAGACATTGATTATAACAAAATTATGTATAAAAACAGTTCTTATGAACATCCCATTGATATCATACAATATCATAAAACATTTTCGAATTTAAAGGAACTTTATGAAATGTATAAACAATTCTATTTGCCCCATAATTGTATTATTAGCGTATGTAGTAATCAAAATCCAAATTCCATCGTAAATAGTGTAGTAAAGAGTTTATTTAATAAACAATTTGACATAGTTAATCACAATTATAGCATTCAAACGTGTAAAACAAATTATACCGAAATGCGGTTTTATACCAAGATATTACCCAAAATGCATACAAATTTAATTCATCTAGGTTTTAAAACGTGTTCGGTACAAAGCCCCGATGTATATGTATTGCAAATATTAAACAATATTTTATCCGTTGGGATGAGTAGTGTATTATTTTCAGAATTTCGCGAAAAGCGCGGATTAACATATAATACGTATTGTGAAACAAGCTATTTTAAACACGCCGGTGATTTTTTATTTAACATTGAATGTGACCCTGAAAAATACGAAGAAGTATTAAAAACACTTGTAAAGGTTATAAACAATATTATACGCAATGGTATCGATGCAAATATGTTAAAAAAAGCGAAACAAAGCATTAAGGTTCACATTCAACTGGAAATGGAAGACAGTGATACATTTTCACACCATAATGCAATATGTATGTTACAAAATTTACACAATATTTCCTATAAACGTTTATTTACAAGTAAATATATTGATATTACTGTACAGGATGTGAATAAGATAATAAAAAAATACTTGTATAAAGATAATATGGTGTTTGTGTCGTATTTAACAAAATCAATAAATACTCATTCTATTCGGCGCATTTGTAATTCTATTGACAATAATAAAAATTGATTTATAATAGAGTTGTCAACGATTATCATACAAATCAATAATATGGACATTTATACATCAAGCGAGTTAAAATTAGTGTATAATGCACTTGTTACTATAAAAAAACTCAAATATGTTGAATATATGAAAAAATTTGACGATAATTCTGCCGAATTTATGTGGTCAACAAATAAAAAAATATACAATCTGGGTAAAGCTTTAAAAAATGACAGACATAGTGGAGCATCTTTTGCGTGTACAATGCGTTTAGCCCAAGCGTGTTTGATGTCACACGAAAATGTGGATATTAGTATAAATACAGTTCATAATTTATTGAACAACGCGGTAACAAATTAATATATGTATATTCTATAACATGAATAATGATTTTTACAATTTTTTTATGATTGCTGTTATTTTTATTATTTGTTTTTATATTTACTTTAAAAATGATGGAGAATTTGATTTAAAATGTATTGTATCTCAGGTAGATGGTAATAAATATTGCGTACGAGAACGCCATAAATTACAAGAAGCGGCTGACTTATTGGCAACCGTTACAAATAAATGTAAGGATTTAAAAGATTACCTGAATGATAACTACGAAGATGAAGAATCTGTACAGCGATTGGTCAAAGGATTTAGTAAAACAAATATCAAAGAAACGCTCCCTACAAGTAAATTCACTGCATATAGCGAAAATAAAGGAGAAAAATTGGCATTTTGTTTGAATAAAAAGAAAAAGGATAATAGTAATTTAATTGATGAACATACATTAATGTTTGTCGCAATTCACGAAATGGCTCATATAATGACCGAATCGATTGGACATAAACAAGAATTTTGGGATAATTTCCAATATTTACTTGAAAAGGCGGAAGAAGCGAATATTCATAAACCCAAGGATTACAAAAATGAACCCCAAGAATATTGTGGTATGACGATTACAGACAATCCTTATTATGATCATTAATTTTATTACATATTTATAATAAAATTAATCCTGGTATATTTCGTCTTATTTGGTATTGATTCGTATTGGAGAAATAATGTGTAATATAGTAAAAATTGATTTAATATTCCAAATATTATATTATATAATATAACATAACAGTATTATGTCTTCAACCCAAGATGTAAATACATATAGAATGCGAGAAGATAGCGTGTCATCCGTGAATACGGTTGACAGTACTTCAAAAAGTGATGATAGTTCGAATGAATTAAACATTTTAAATATGTTAAATGATGTGAGATTAGACTCAGTGGATAAAATGAATAATAAATGGGTGAATAAACAAACAACACGTAGACAACGAGATACGAATGACCCTGTGAGTAGTTCGCCAAATATGCACGATATTTTAAAATATATGGAAACCCCTGATATGTTACACGTTACTGATTTAAGTAACAATGTTCAATTTGTTGATATCAAGAGATGACAAAATTCCGTGTTATTAAAAAATATATGTTTACCATTTATTTTTTAATAACCGGTTGTAGTATAGGTCACAATCGTGGTCACTTGCACTAAAACACGAAAATAATGAAAATGAGAACCAAGAATTATAATTATAATTGGGGAAAAAACTATAACTGTCTTCGAATAACTGAATATTTTGTCCAACGTGTTGATAATTAATCATCGGTGCGGCCGTAACAATATCTCTATTATTCGAAAAGCGATAATGTGTCAAATTTTTACGATCATCAAAGTCAGTTCTAAACGCAGCATTTCCAACGCGAGGACTTGCAAATGAAGCAACTACGATTTCTTGATGAATATTTTTTGATAATTGATATCCATAAAGTGTACTTAGCGCTGCGCCCAAACTATGACCAGTAATATATACGTCATAATCATAATATTGTTTTTGTTTCAATAAGTCAACAACTACATTTGTAATATTATCATAATTATTATTTTCATATAACTGTTTGTAAAACCCTTTATGCACGTAAATGTCATCTTCTAATTGATGTTTATAAAACTGCAAATCATAATACCAATCGGATTTCGACTCACTTCCTCTGAAAATTACACAAATACGTTTATTTGTTTCACTTATGGTAATTCCTACTTGTAAATCGGTATCTTCGTCGCTAATAAATTTTACAATTTTACCGTGTGGCGACTTTTTTGCTATTTCCGTAAATGCTTCTTGTCGCGTTTCGTTTAATTCACTTAATGGATTTTCTTTGTCCGAATCGCCCATATGACCTATAAAGGTCTCAATATCTTCGTCATTTTTTAATGAAAAATCTTTACCATAATTATAAACTAACATCGTTAACCTGAGTAAATCTACGGCATCGCTGTGTGCTAATGATGGAATATTCATATAATTTAATAAAAAAAATTAGTTTTATATTAAATATAAAGGGACATACTTATATTCAATAATGTATTTATTGTATATATGAAAAATATTATTCGGATTACAAAATCGGCCAAACAAAAATTAAATCATATAGCAAAAGAACATAACGCAGGTTCATTATTATTTTATATTAAAGGCGGTGGTTGTAATGGATTTAATTACAAACTAGAACCTTTTTATGGAGAACCTCATAAACTGGATGAAATCGTAAAATGCGATAAAATCGACATTGTTGTGTGTAATAAAAGTTTGATGCATTTATTTGGAACTACGATTGATTGGAAAACAGATATTATGGGGGACACATTTAACTTCGAAAACCCGAATGCGTCATCCCAATGTGGTTGTGGAACTTCGTTTTCCATTTAATATTGAGCCTAATTTATTGTATAACAATGATTTGTATTATTGGACACTTTACATTTATTTCAATCTTTATTTTAGATGGTATTTATCCATTCCATCTGGTATCGAGTCATACGATGATAAATGTTATAAGTCGATATATTCCATTTTCAATGCGTATATACCTGCGCATACGATTATTTTATGCGGTTATTTCCAGTGTAAACTGTATACATTCCAAAATAACGGCATATATTTGACTTAATATTAATATAAATAGTTTACAATTATATTATTATAAATTTATAACCTTATTGTATATGATAAAAGTATTAATAAATAATCTTACAGAAATTTCTCATTGTATTGTGTTTTCTGGCGGAGAAAAACCAAAACCAGAAGAAATTTTTAGCACGATTGAACTTGCAAAAATAGATGTGAGTAAAACTGAATTTATATATTCCAATATGACAATTTTTGAAGATGACAGTATACGCATTATAAAAAAGAAAATATTAAAGGAACTTACATTTTTTGAAAATATTTCATACGATGAATTATATTTATATTATGAATCATCTATTAGTCCTAGCGTTAAAGAAATATATAATAATGTAACAAATAACGGAAAAAATATTTTATACGATTATATTTTTAAGCAGACATTGTTTAATTTCAAATACAATATTTCAAACAAAAACTTCGAAAATGTTGGACATAAAGATATTTATGATTATAATGATTTTGTAAAATTAGAATTAGGGAAAGACATTAAGTTTAATAAACCCCTGGGTATGGATTTTTCACATTACACCGATTATAGTTTTTCCGCAAATCCATTAGATATATTTTATGGTTCAGAAGAAGGCATCGTGGAACGTAAAGCTTATGAAAATTCAAGTAACAACTTACTGTTAAATATGGATAATAACTTACTATTGAATTATAAATACGTACATAATAATATTTATTTAGTTATTGCACCCCATCTCCTTGAAAAAAATAATACTGCGGTTCAGTCACATTTTATTGATTTATATTATCCATTTTTAAAAAAACAAAATATAAATAATTATGATGACCTAATGAATAATAAAACAGTTCTAATAAAAAAAACAAAAGATATTATGAAAGATAAATCATTTAAATATTATGATAATATTCATTTATTACATAAAATATATGAAAAAAAGACAAATGAAATTAATTATCTTGAAAATGGATTTAATGAGATAAATTTTATAATTCACCCTAAATTCAAAACAAATATGCCTTTGGAAAATATCTTTAAATTAATACATTGCAGCTTAGATATGCCATTAATCCGGTTTAATCCCGGAAAACGTAAAGATAATATATTCAGGGTATACAGCACTTATACATCACGAACTGGAAAAAAAATACCATTATATTCTAAAAACGTAATCACTGCATTGTTAAAACAGCCAAGAAAACATAATAGTCTCAGTTTTTATATCAAAAATAACGAGGATACGTTAATTGTTGATTTATTGGCAAATAGTTCTATGATTGTAAATTATAATTGTAAGAAAATATTAAATATTAAACAAATAGAAAAAGTATTAAGAAAAAAATTAAATATTATTGTTAATTCATTAAATACTATTTTATTACAATCGGGGTTCTCTATAATCCCGTTTGAAAACTTCCAAAATGAAAATATCGAACTGTCAACACTTAAATATTATATTTATTTTGAAAGTCCCACTGAACTTAAAATTAATAAATGCAAAACATTATTCTCGCATATATTTGATAGTTTAAATATTAAAAATCAAAACCTTATTTATAAACGAGTCGAAAACTTTAAAAAGATGGATGCAATTAACACAACCATAAACACTGTGTATAAAGAAACAAATAACGAAAAAATGGTAATTAAAACATTAATGGAAAATAATGCAATGACAGAAGAAGACGCCATCAATAAAATGAATGCATTTTTTGACAGTTATACGCGTATAAATGGAAAATATGTAAATAAAAGCATTTCTATTGCTGAAAATCCGGGTTTTCCCACAAAACTAAGATTCATACCCTTTGAAAATAAATCGTATTTTGAAATAGAAAATATAACAAATTTGAAATATATACAATTTATAAATATTTATATTGATAGTTTATTACGGATAATTTATGGAAAGAGTTATTTATCTGGTGTAAGTGTAACCGATATTGACGAGTTGTGCAAAGAGAAAAAAGTAGAAGATGAAAGTCACGTCGATGTAGTGGTTATGACCGTACCGAATGATGATTTACAACCAATGATTTTTGTATCGGATGAAAACGAAGTTGACGATGACGATGACGATGACGGTATATTTTTTATTGACGATGATGATGATGAAGATAGTGAAGATAGCGATGGAGAATTTCACGGAGGAAAAGGGACACCTAATAAAATAGACCCATCAAGTATTGATGGAATGTCATTAACCCGACCCAATATATTTTTCCAACGATTAACAAATAAAGACCCCAGTTTATTTTTAACGAAATCAAATGGTAAATTTGATTCTTATTCACGAATGTGTCTTCATTCTCAATTAAGACAACCCGTTTTACTTACACAAGAAGAAAAGGATTATATTGATACGAATCATCCTGGTTCATATAGAAACTCATTATCGTATGGAAGTGACCCTAAAAAACAACATCATTATATATGCCCTAGGTATTGGTGTTTATTGACAAATACAAGTATTACCGATGAAGAAGTAAAAACTGGTAAATGTGGTAAAATAATACCATTTAAATCAACACACGTACCAAAAGGGCATTATGTGTTTGAATTTAATCACCCAAAAGTACATCGCGATTCCAATGAAAAGTATATAAATCATTCTCCTGGGTTTTTATCGAAAGACTCTCATCCTGATAATAAATGTATACCTTGTTGTTTTAAAGAATGGACTACAAAAAAGGGAGATAAAGAAACTGTTCAGGACAAACGTATAAAAGATTGTAACACTAACACGGATTCAAAAGAAAGATCACAAAAACCAAAGGAGCGAGCAAAACAAAACATAACTGCATTGCAATATATTATTGGTTTTGAGAGTTTTCCTCTTCCCGATGGTAGATATGGATTTTTACATCCAGGTATTGAACATTTATTGAATATTGATTATAAAACGGTGGTTGAGGCCCAAAATCCCGCGTTTATCAAAAAAAATAATTGGACAACATTAAGATTTGGATGTGAAAATTCCGAAAATAAATCATTTATGGGATGTTTTGCCGAATTACATCGTATTAATAGTAAGGTTGGATATAAATGGACAATTCAACAATTATGTGATAATTTGTCAGAAAATATTAATTTAGATGATTTTGTGCGGTATAATAATGGTTCTCTTGTATCCAGTTTTAAAAATAGGAATACTAAAATTAAAGAGGTTAATCTGGGTCCGTATAAAGACACTAAAATTTATAAATCAATGAACAAAATGGATGAAGTGCAATTAAATTATTTGGAAGAAATTATTATTGCATTGGAGAACTTCAAAGAATTTATAAAGAACCCGAAATCGTCGATAGACCATACTTTTATGTGGGATTTATTATGCGATGAACAAAATCCACTTAATATGGAGCCCGTTAATTTAATAATATTAGAAATGGATTTTAGTGACATTACCAATAATGTTAATATTCTATGTCCGTCAAACGCATATAGTAATCACGTATATGATGAAACCCGCAAAAATTTTATTTTAATAAAAAATGGGCCCTATTATGAATTATTAAGTCGTATTATTTTCGAATCCAAAGAAACAAGTTCGGTTAAAGGATACCATATATTTGACCCCGAAGAACCCGAATTACAGGGAATAAACACTATTATGAAAACAATTGTTACTAGTATGAAACATCATTGCACTGCATTAGATAGTAAACCCAATGTGTATAAGTATGAAAAAAATATGGAGGTGAAAAATATGATAAAACAATTATTAAACGTCAATTATGAGGTTGAAAAACAAGTTATTAACTACCAAAACAAGGTTATCGGTTTAATTGTGAAACTAGATAAAAGTCATCCTCGTGGGTTTTTTGTTCCTACCCAACCATCCATGATTAATAAAAAAATAGAATACGTAAATATTGATCACGATATTTGGGATGACTATAAAACCACAATTAGCAATTTAAAGGATTTGAATAATAGTAATAAGAATATTAAGTGTTTACCGCGCCAAAAGGTGATTGAAGACGGTATGATAGTGGGATTACTTACTGAAACAAACCAGTTCGTTCAAATTGTCCCACCTTATCAAAATATAGATGAAACATATAAAATAAAATTAGATACAATACACGAAACAAATCATATACTTGCGGATAGACAATTAAATACTTCTCGGGTAGGCGATAAAGACAGAGTAACCTCTGTTCGAAATATTAATTTAGAAAATAATTTCTATAATGCATTCAAAAATATTGTTCGAATATTAATACATAAACGCACCAATAATGAATTATTTCAACAACTTAAACATTTTATAAATCACTCTCGTTATCTTTATAAAACACAAATAACACAAATAACTAAAATTATAGAGTTTGTAATTATTAAATTTATTGATTTTGTCGAGTTTGATGATAATATATTAAATGACATTGACCAAATAACAACGTGTTTCGACAATGATTTAAATAAGAAATATTGTACATTAAAAAAAGATGTGCCTGTGTTATTGATACCAAATAATAATTTAATAAGTGGAGAAGATAATAAAACCTTGTATATAGAGCGATTAGCAGACGAATTTATTCGTAACAAAACAATACAACACTATTTATTAGAACCAGAAAGTAGTATTCATATTTATGCACACAATTATGTTATACACAAAGATGAATTCATTATATTACAACATTTACTTTCTGATAATTATTTTGATAATATAATTGCTATTTCAAAAGATAGTATATCAAAGTTAAATAATTTTGATCTTGCTCAACCGAGTAATACTCAATATTATACGAACAAAATAGTTCACAAAGAAGAACTCAATACTTCATTTATAGAAAAAAACTTAAACTGCATCCAGAACATTTCTAAAACGATTTTACAACCAATAAATGGAAAGTGGAACTCCATACTCTCTTTTGAAAGTAACGAAATTTTATTTAAACGTACAAATGATTATTGTAGTTTTGGTATCTTACAATTCTTATATGGTATACACACTCGAAAATACATAAGTATTATAGAAATTAAAAATAAAATTTGGAATAGTTTTTACTTTTTAAATATGATGTCTCATTCGGATAAAATATATAATATATTAGAAAAACAAGGGAAAAAGGATTTGATAAAGGAAATCAAATCTGGAAAACGGTCATTAAATAGTGGAATAAAAGACGACAACTATTTTATTACCGATTTGGATGTCTGGGCGTTTTTCACTATTGAAAAGATACCTGTAATCTTATTCTCAGAAACTAATTTCCAATCAATGATGAGCCATACAAACTGGATTATTAATGGAGATACATTAGATAAAAAACATTATTTTATAAGAACGAATAAGAAATATGAATATTCCATTGTAGAAACACCTATTGAATTAAGAAAATTAACAGACTTTACGGATAAAATGAAAACGATAAATCAGGATAAATCCGATGATATTATTTATAATAACATCAACATTAAGGATTATTTGGAATTACTGTAATTATTGCAATTCTACTTATACACTATTATTGTTCATCAAAATATATCCAATTATATATTTTAATGCTTGATGATTTAAATTTTTTTAATTATGCGAACTATGAATACGGGCGTGGATATATCTGTTGTATCCTTGTAGGATATAATCATACGTCCCGCGGTTATCTTGTTTTGTTTAAGATCGAACCCCGATTTCTTCTTCCAAGAACCTAATTCGCGTTTGACATCATTGAAATATAGTAAACCCAGTTTTTTACTGGTAGAGCTTAATATAAAGTCATTTTCGTCGCGAGTAAATGTTATTTTACGATTACACCCATGTTTCACTAATAACTCATTCGCTTGTTCAACATTATCAAACTCGCCTTCAATAAGTTCCCATAAATGGTCATCACACTGCTTTTTTGTATGTTTCGTTTTATTTGGGATGCGTATATTTTTAATAGCAGATTGACCAATTTCACCCAGTTCACTCATAGGGTTTCTATAATCTTTTTGCGAAACGAGTTCTCCGTTATGGTCTCGTGCCATATTTCTTGCACATTCTTCCATAACCATACATCGGTTCATTAAAATAGTGGGGCAATATACTTGCGTCTGTATATATTTGTCACCCCAATCTTTCATTCTACCGGTTATTCTCCCAAATAGTTGATATATTTCATCATTTGTAAGACCTAAGTGTCCAAATATAGCAGATGTAAATGAACCAAGTGATTTATGAGTTAATGTTTGACCCATACCAACACATAATAACCCAGTAATTACAAGGGGGCGATTTTGTAGTTTATGATGTAATACAAGTCGGGAAATTGTTTCACATAATTCTTCGTCGTCTGATGTTAATGCCAACGTTTTTGTATTTCCACTACAATCTTTATATTGAAGAGTTTTTTCAAAACCATTTATAACAACTACAACCGAATGGGGTTTGATACTAAATACCATTTCCCTCACTGCATTATGACCGGTGCGACGAATATGTGCAGGAATAAACGACCGTGTATTATCTCCCAAAATTTCTGGATATTTAATTAGAACATTCTCTATAAAACCAATAGTCTGACCATCCATTTCATCAAAATCAAAGGGGTGTGGGCGAATATAAGGATTTGCAAAGAAATCATCAATGCAGTTAAATATCATATCCTTATATCCAGCATAATTTGAATCGGAAAATTCATCTAACTGAATGAGTCTTATTTTAGACCAAAATCCAGATTCTTGCCAAATTTTATCTGGCGATGCGGTTAATGCGGTAATACTCTCTACAATATCCAAATTATGAATTTCTTCTATTTGAACACGAAGTGATTCAGTAATATATTTATGTAATTCGTCATAATACGCAAATGCTCTAAACATTATGATTTTGTTTTTGTTAATCGTTTTTAAAAATTCTACTCCATCATCGTATCGTCGTTTGTTGCTACACATAATAACCACACGTGGGCACGTAGATTCATCTATGCAAAGACCCTGTAATTCCAATCTATTTGTTACATGTTTATATTTTCCATCATATCGTGATGAAAATACACATATCGAACCAATTCCATACGTTTTCTCAATGGTTTCCAGTCGTTTAGCAAACTGCTTATTGTTTAATAATGTATTCATCGTAAATATAACATGAATGCTTCTTCCCAATTCAAGGTCTTGTTGAGACTCGGCAAGGATCTTTGAAATAGCTGTGAATGTTTTTCCCAATTGAGTTAGGAGTACACAAAGTATAAACTTTGAAGTAGACTCAATAATCGGGTCCATGTTGTTTTATAGATATGATAATTAATATCTCATTAATCAATTTTTATTATATTATGTAAATATGCAACTACATAACCCATTTTATTTTTCAAAAATGTTCATTGGTTCCATTAAAAAATATATATTAATTAAAAAATATATATTTGTATAAGATTTGTATAATAATTATATAAAATTCGCATTATATTTGTTTGCATTTAAAGACCCATATCATAATTGTCATCGGTGTTTACACAATCCTTGGTATTAATCTTGAAAGACGAAATGTTGTTTTCTAATTTTGTATTTGAACAATTGCGGTCTTGCTTAATACCGAAAGCCTTTTCGATTTCCTCCTTCTGTTTATTTTCTTTGTATTCTACATTTTCATATTTTTCCATTTCCTTCATATCCAACAATACTTTACACATTCCTGTTCCAAATGGACCGATTTGTCCAAGCATTACGTTTGCAGAAACACCACGAATATTATCAAATTCTGCGTGTCGACTTGCATTTAACAACACCTCTGTGTGTACCTCAAATGTCGATTTTGCAATTGGACCAACATTATCATTTAACAGACCGGACCTGAATATAGATACCATATTCTTGGTTAATGTCATACGATCACATAATAGACCGAGATGATGGTAATTAATATAAACACCACTAAATTCCATCACATCTACAAATTCGTCGTGAATCATTTGACGCGCGGCTTCTATGCCAAGTACCGCAAATACCTCTTTAATATCATTACTAATTGTGCGTTTTGTATCAATATAATCAAGTGCTAAGGTATCCAATAAATTTGTACCAGTTGTATCTAATACATAAATATCTTGGGGGTCATATCCATTTTCACTTTGTACCATATATTTTTGCACTTTGCGAACATTTACATTTGATATTTTATTGATTCCGCGAAGTACAATATTATTTAACAACTTTTCCTGGAAATCACGAAGTAGATAAATATCATCAGACTGGTCCAATACAAACTGACTACCCTGTGTTTTCTTTTTCTGGTTATTTAAAATTGAACTATTTAACCGTATTCTAAACACTAGATTATTCATATTATAATCCGAATAAATACATTGGACATCATTACCGTATCCCGAATTAATCGCAAAATTAATGTCATCCATTGTAATATTTCTATGCAGCATCTTTTCGGCATCGATCTCAATGCGAATCACCCATTTCGATTTTTCGAAGCTCTCTTCTTCCTCTAAACATTCTTGTACCATGTTTTCGAATTCATAATATTGGTCCATTAGATGATGGTCATCCTGAATTACACTGTCCGTTTCATTTGCATCAAAACATATTTGAACACGCTTTACTACATCACTCAACTTGGTATGATTCAACATTTCCGAGTAACTAACCGCTTTCTTTTTATCAGTTTGCTCGTGTTCCCGCATATAAATCGTAAGTGACGCACTTTTCGGGTTTTTTGTTAAGCGCAAAATTTCTTCAATGCGTGGGACACCACGGGTTACATTTGACTTTGACGCAACACCAGCCAAGTGAAATGTATTCAATGTTAACTGCGTTGTCGGTTCACCAATTGATTGACCTGCAATTACACCTACCATTTCGCCTGGATGTACCAACGATTCTTTATAACGCATATGAATCGTTTCTAATAGCAGTACAAGCCCCTTTCTATGAAAACGCTTCATAACCAATAGTGTTTTGGGATTCAAATAATAATAATATAGTACTTTCAATAGTTCATTTTGTTCCATATAATAAAGGCCATTGATCTTTTCATAGTATAAATCTATCAGTTCAAATGCTTCCAATGGAGTTATATCCACTGCACTATTGCCATTCAAATGTAACTGATTTGAAATATTATCTATAATGTGTAGGAAACTAACCGCAACTTTCACACGATTATCGTTTTTATATTTAAATACACTTTCGATTAATATTTTCCTCATACGTAACATATAATTAATTTTATTCAAGCATTCGGTCTTCGTTTCTTCGCGTTGTTTTTTCATTCGTGTAATTGTTCCTTTTGTATATATTTGACTCATTCCTTTGCGTTCGTCATGAATTCCAATTATATCATATAACATATAAATGTCGTCGCTGTTCATATCCACAAGTGGTATTTTTTGAGTTTCTATCTTTGTCGAATCGAATCCATCCTCACCATAAGCAAACTGAACTATCTTATGTTTATTATTTCTTACTGTCATATCATATTCAACTTTTAAATCTTCAAGACCTTTAATCAGTCTTCGTTGAATATAACCCGTTTGGGATGTCTTAACTGCTGTATCAATCAATCCAATACGACCACCCATTGCGTGGAAAAACAACTCCGGGGCAGTTAATCCCGAAATATATGAATTTTCAATAAATCCGCGGGCGCCAGGAGAATCATCGTATTTATTAAAATGAGGAAGTGTGCGATTTTCATAACCATAGGGCACTCGTTTTCCTTCTACACTCGTCTGGCCTAAACACGAAATCATCTGCGAAATATTAATAAGCGAACCCTTTGAACCGGATTCAACTATCTTCAAAAATCGGTTATCCTGGTCCAACGATTTACGACCAATTTTACCTGCCTGCTCCGTCGCTTTATTCAAAATGTTTTGCACCTGCATTTCAAATTCCAACATATTCGTCTTTGCTGTTGAATTATCAAACGTTCCAAGATGCAACTGATCAATCAATGACTGTACCTGCTGTTTTTGTCCCGTCACTACCTGAATAATACTATCTTGGGTTTTAGTGCCTGCAATTAAATCACTAATTCCCACACTATATGAACTATTTGTCATATATTCGGTAACAACGTTTTGCAAATCATCGATAAATTGCATTGCGCGCAAATTGCCATAATCATTAAATATACGATGAATTATTCCAAATGTCGCTCCGCCCAATACAGACTTTTCCATTTGTCCTCGTATATATTTTCCATTATGGATTTCCATTACATTGTTGGAAGTCGCAAATTCGTCTTCATCATCCTGCCACAATTTTGTTGCATATTTTAAGGTAAGAGGTGGCAAGATTTGACTTAAAATTTCGAAACTCGACACTTCATTCTTTCCACTTTCAAATAATTTTTTGACGTCTACATTTTTATAATACATTAATAAATTCATTGCCTCTTTTTTTGTAAATTTAATATTTGACCGGGTAAACTGATAAGAACCCAGCATAGAATCTTGAAAAATACCAATAATCGGCGCATTACTTGCTGGACTTACAATTTGATAAGGAATCGCTGCCAACTGTTTTAGCTCTGTTTCCGCCATTATATTTTGGGGCATATGCATATTCATCTCATCTCCATCAAAATCAGCATTATAGGGTTTAGTATCACCTACATTCATTCTAAATGTATCTCCCTTTTTCATCACACGAACAATATGACACATCATAGACATTCTGTGCAAACTGGGCTGACGGTTAAATAATACACCATCTCCATCCATCATGTGGCGATGTACTACATCTCCCAAATCAAGACGAATCGATTCACGATCCATATAACGCAGTGAAACATTGTCACCGTTTTTACGCTCCAATATTTTAGCCCCAGGATATTTATCCGGACCATTTTGAATTAGTGCTGTCAAAAATTTAATGTTTCTTTCATTTACACATACTGGTTTTGTAATATTCATTGCGATTTTCATTGGTACTCCTAACTCGCGAATAGACAAATTAGGATCGCCCGTAATTACCGAACGTGCACTAAAATCAACGCGTTTTCCCATTAAATTACCACGAATACGACCATATTTACTATTTAAACGATCCATAATACATTGAAGAGGACGACCTGAACGCTGCTGCATAGGCGCAGAACCCTTTACCTTATTATTTACAATCATTGCTATAAAATATTGAATTACATTTCGTAATCCTTCAATCACATTGGGATTTGTTTCACCAGCTGCAAGTTTATCCTTTAATGTATTATTTTCACGGATAATGTTACTATAAATATGAGTTAAATCGTCCTCACTGCGCTGTTGCGCATCGTGCTTTACAGAAGGGCGCATTGCAGGGGGAGCAATTGGTAGAACTTGACATACAAACCATTCAGGACGTGACCATACAGGACTAAAACCCATAAAATGAATATCATCGTCACTCATACGTTTAAAAATCTTAATTATAATTTCGGGCGTTAGCCTCATTTCTACTTTTTGTTCTTCCCCGACCCCATCGTCCAACTTATCCCAATACGCAATTATATTAGCTAAACCTTCCAATTTAATTTTATCAGGACATTTACACCCACATCCTTCTCCATTACTATCACCGCATCTTTTGATTTTTGAAACGTTATTTGTTACATAACTCCACCGCGCACTTTCACTATAATCTAAAATGTGCTTATGACGTTCTTTATTTAATAAAAGTTTACTACACTTTAAACAAATACATTTGCAAATCTTCATAATCTCTTTAATATGCTGAATGAAGAATACTGGCCGCCCTAACTCAATATGCCCAAAATATCCAGGACTGTCAATATATGTGTATCCGTCCGTTGGACATATATATCCGGGTTCCAATACACCCATTCGGGGATCAAATAGTCCACCAGGCTGAGGTTTATTATTAATGTAAGTATCACGAGATGTTATTTCAGCAACTGAGTTTTTGCGAATTTCCTCTGGTGACAATACACTAAATTGGATGCCAATAATTTTAGATGTATCCATTTTATGCATACTATAATAATATATATTTATATTATTTTATATTATAACAATCAATTTTTATATACAACACGAAAATTGATTGTTATAATATTTTATATATACAATATACAATTATACATTATGGTGCGTTCTAGTGATAAAAAATCTTCGAAATCTTTGAAATCTAAATCTTCAAAGAATAATAAGAAATCCAAGCGCGTGGAATCTTCTGACGACGAGACAGATTCTTCTTATATTGATGAAGATTATTATGAGGATGATACTGAAGACCAAGAGGATTCTGACGACGACGACGATGACGACGACGACGACGATGATGATGATGATGATGACGATGATGATGATGACGATGATGATGACAAAAATAACAAAAAGAAAAAGAGGTCGAAAAAGCTGTTGAACCACGATGATATTCAGCGCATTATTTCAAAATTAATTCCATCCAAGTATATGACAAATAAGATTAAGAAAAAAAATAAAAAGCGGAAGGACGACGACGACGACGACGATTCTCGTAGTCCAAGTTATTCCGATGAATCAGAAGAATATTTATCCGATGACAATGATGACGAACAAGATGACAGAAATGTTATTCTATTATTGGGTGATGAGGTCAATGAAGAAGAAGAATATAATTCACAGAATGATGATGATGATTGTGACAGTGGCGATGAGGAAACGTTTATGAAAGAAAACTATAAAAAAATCGAAATCCCATCGAATGCTGCTACAAAAAAGAAAAAACAAAAAAAGGTCAAACAAGAAAACACCGATGACGATGATGAATCAAAGGAAGACATTACACACGAATACAACGATTTGTGTGAATTTAAAAGAGACCTCACTGTAAAACTACAAAATAAACCTAAAAATAAAACATTGATTCGGGCAATTCGCGATTGTGATGGTGACATCAAAAAACTTGTAAAGAAAAATCGTATTAAAAATGCGAAGAAATATCACAAACTTATTCACAATGAGCACAAATATACCAACGAAATCGATTATTTTAAGACTAAGATGACGTATCAAGAACAGATGCGCATTATGAATGAACTCAAAGACCTGAATAAATATATTAACATTGATAAACCATATCGCATCGCATTGCTAAACTCAGCGGTTCCGCAAAAGTTCAAGGCAATTGCTTTGCAAAAGTTGAATGTTTTGAAAACAATGGAACCGGGCGACCCCGAGTATTACAAACTCAAACAATGGGTCGACGCGTTTATGCGTATACCATTTAACAGTTATAAATCACTTGATGTAAACCTCAAATCAGGCATTGATGAGTGTAACACGTTTATGACTACTGCAAAAGATACATTGGATGACTGTGTTTATGGGTTAAATGATGCGAAAATTCAAATTATGCAAATGATGGGTCAATGGATTACTAATCCTGAGTCAGTTGGTACTGCTATTGCAATTCAAGGTCCAATGGGTACCGGTAAAACCACGCTTGTAAAGGAGGGCATTAGTAAAATTTTGAACCGTGATTTTGCATTTATTGCATTGGGTGGCAACAGCGATGCCAGCTTTTTGGAAGGTCATTCCTATACATATGAGGGCAGTTCTTGGGGGCGTATTGTTCAAATCATTATGGAGAGCAAATGTATGAATCCCGTCATCTATTTTGATGAGTTGGACAAAATTAGTGATACACCCAAGGGCGAGGAAATTATTGGCATCTTGACACACTTAACCGACCTGTCACAAAATTCCGAATATCACGACAAATATTTTTCCGATATTGCGTTTGACCTCAGTCGCTGTTTGTTTATTTTCAGTTATAATGATGAATCAAAAATCAATCCTATTTTGCGTGATCGTATGTATCGTATTCAAACCAAAGGATACGATACAAAGGAAAAGCTCATTATTGCACGAAAGCATTTGCTTCCCAAAATTCGCGAACAAGTCAACTTCAAAGAAGATGAGGTCATTATTCCCGACGAAACAATCGAACATATTGCCAACTCTGAAACCCTTACCCAAAAGGAATCTGGTGTGCGTAATCTTAAACGTTGTTTGGAAATTATTTACACGAAACTAAATCTGTTCAGACTTGTGAAAAATGACAATAAGATATTCGACGATGATATTAAAATCAAAGTGGAATTTCCATTTACTGTCACGAAAGATCATATTGATGTATTGATAAAAAAAGACGATAAAATTAATCCCAGCTTGTTTGGTTTGTATATTTAATCTACTATTTCACACTTACTTCTACACATTGGACACGGTTCTTCATATATTTTTTTATAACAGTCCGTACATACTGTATGACCACAATGCAAATCTATATGTAGACAATTTTCCAAACAAATGCAACAATCGTCAAAATAATTCATTTTTTCAAACAAATTTTTCTTATTCTTGTAAATAATGTAATGAGACATTTTTTCAATGCTATTTTTCCAACTAGTTACAAATCGGTTAAATGTAGTATACATATTATCACGTAAATCTGGTTGCTGGTAATTTGTACTGTATATAATTTCTAGTATTTTCTCTAATTTACTATGCATTTCCAATTCAGTACAATGATTTTTTCTTTCATTATATCCCGCTTTGTTATAGTAATGATTTATATCTGGTAAGATTGGTAATATGTCGTTTATACACGCGTTTAATGTATTAATGCATAAGTGTCTACGATTTGTTCTTTCATTATTAAATACAATGTGAAATTGTTCAACTGCACTGATAAACAATATTTCTATCATATTATTTCCTACAATTGAACAATAATTACTTTTTTCATATTGGTTTACACATTTCGATAAAATTGTTTGTCCTAAGTTGTAATGTGGTATCATTGACGGTGGTTCATCATCCACAGCAATGGCTTTCCAATAAAACGAAACCGATTTATCATAATCATTCATATCATCAAGTAAATCTGCATATCCTGATAAATTTGATTTATTTTCACATATTTCAATTGACATTTGAAAATAATGTTGAGATTCTTTAAATTTGTGGTCTTCATGCAAAAATGTTCCACATTTGTCAAATGGTTTTACTAGCGAAAATAATCCCACGGAATTATTATCGTCATCGCACATTTTGTAATATTTTTATATCGATATACAAAATTATTTTAAATCAATTTCCATTATCTTAATATAGTCGTTTCAAATATTTTACTTGTCACCAAATAAGGGTCACTGTTTGACCCCGGACGACGGTCTTCAAAATACCCCTGTTTATTTTTTAATGTATCATTTCCAATACGAACTGACGCACCTCTATTTGCTACTCCATTGGTAAATACATTATAATCTGCCGTTTCATGTTCTCCCGTCATTCGGTCTTCATTATTTACACCATAAACTTTCATATGTTCGGGATGGTTATTTGATAATTTCTCGATTGCATTATTAATATAATATAATCCGGCTTTATCCCCAGAACCCTCTCTCATATATTTTGTACTGTAATTTGCATGACATCCAGAACCATTCCAGTCTCCGTTTACTGGTTTGGGTTCAATATTAATTCGTATTTTATGCTTTTCCGACAAATAATATAATAAATAACGAGCTACCCATAAATGATCCCCTGCATCTATACCTGTACACGGTCCTACCTGAAATTCCCATTGCCCAGGCGCTACCTCTGCATTTACACCTGACAATTTAATTCCATATTCCAGACATAATTTTGCATGCTCTTCAACCAATTCCCGCCCAAATGCGTTATCTACTCCTACGCCACAATAATATTGCCCTTGTTTATCTGCTTTTATAAATCCCAATGGCAAATTCGTAGTTAATTCCATTAAAAAATATTCTTGCTCTAATCCAAACCACGGGACACATTCTTTATTCTTATTAAACAACTCTACTGCATTGTACCTATTATTGCTAGGGGTTGGACAATTATTATTGTCATATGTGTCACATAAAATTAACGTTATTTCACCGGGATGAATAATGTTTTTAAATGTTGCCACGGGTTTTAATATTATCTCAGAATTATCACTCATTGATTGCCCAGTTGAACTACCATCGTATGTCCAATTTGGTATATTATCTAAATCTGATAAAACCCGAGTTTTACTGCGTAGATGCCCATTTCCATCGACCCATATATATTCAACAAGCTGCATTATAGTAATAATTATAATATTTTTTTTATGTTATAATTATTAATATTTTTATATTTCCATTTGTTCACCTACATCATTTCCTCCGCGTGTACGTAACATCTTATTATGTGTTTCATCCATACATAAAAAACCATTTCTATTTGTCAAATTGTTAGGTGTACACGTTTTTTTTCCGTCTAAACTATCGAGTTTATCTAATTTGTAATGATTTTCTGTCAAATCGTAAAAACCAGAAAAACCATCTATTTTTTTCCCATGCGTTGGTTCCTTTAATGTTTTGGGACTCGTAAAACCCTCATAGGTATAGTTTTTACTAAAATTATCTACTTTCATATACGGCACAAATATTGGTGTTTTACACATTGTCACTATAAATAAAATTACAAATAATACTAATACTATATAATATTCGATTTCCATTTTCATAATTATATACTATTTTTATATTTTTTTGCTGAGCTTAAAAATCGGTCTTTTGATACATTTGAATTTAATAATTCAGTGTATAACTCATTTGTCATAGACGTGTATGTTTTAGACATTGTATTTTTATCGGTATTAAAATGCACCCATAATCTATTTAATATATTGCGCCGCCACTTATTTATTTTGTATATGGCTGCATCTATATTAAAGTTTTTTATATATTGTTGATTTACATAAAACAGGAACAACATTATTAATATGCCAAAAACGATAGTTATATTCATTGTGTATATGTTATATATTCATAAAATATACATAAAAACATTAAATATAATTATATTATATAATATGAACGACGATGAACGACTTCAATTGAAAAAAATGATTACTGAATCGGAATGCGGCGACAATACTGACAACATTCGTCAAATAAAACACAGTTCTAAAATTTTTAAGGATATTGAAATTATTGAAAATTTAAAGACTGCTCATCCTTCTATGGACGAAAATGAACTGTCTTTGTTATGCATTGATAGCGCGAGGTTTTTATACAATAATTACAGCGATATTTTCCACAAAGTGGTTAAGGGCGAAATTGATTTGCAAATTATGTCACATTTTTTAAATACGCTGAAACAGGTAGAGGACGGTAAAATGGACCAGCACGAAGGTTCTGTAATCATTGGTAAAATCTTGAAAGAAATGTATGTCGATAGTGCTCTTCGACAGGGAAATAAAATCGATAAAAAATATGCGGACGATAAGAAACCGAGTTATGACGGTGAAAAAATCTCATGGAAACAATATAAGCGTTTGCATTCTTAAACCCGATTATATCTGATAATTACAAAAATTGATTAATTAACTGCACGTATTCTTTACATACAATTAATACTTACCATGATATGGGAGATGAATAACGAAATAGATTATTCCTTATATTATGGAAACCCAATTCGAATTACATATATAGAGGGTTATGATGATACCAACAAGTCGATTGACGGGGTACTCACCCGTATAAGTAAAAATGTGCAAAATATAACAAATGTACGATTTAATATAAATAATACACATCCAACTGCACATTACGTATACAAAACGAATTGCAACATCGTGTCGAATTTGATTTCTAAGATAGAAATATGTATTCCAGATATGATCGATAGAACAAAAACTGAATTAAATCATACTTTTTGTGACGACGTAACCAGTATTGTACTTGGATTTGTCGATGAGTATATCGAAATTTAAATATTATGTAAAAATGATTTAAATGTTTTTTTACATAATTTATTATAATAATAATAATCTATTATGTCTATGTTTACACCACCCGTCAGTTTTCCTCACGCAATTCTTCGTATGGCTATCCATAGTGATGACCAAACACTTAAAGATAAATATGCAGTATCTGTAAATAAACATAATTATAAAATGAAAGAGCCTTGTCCAGATTCTGGATTTGATATATTTACACCCGAAGATACGGTTTTTGACCGCAGTTATGATACCACGATGATTAATATGCAGGTTTCATTTGAAATGTCTCCTTATAATGTTATTACCGGAAAATATGAGAATTGCTGTGGATTTTATTCCTATCCGCGTTCAAGTATTTCAAAAACACCTCTTATATTGGCAAATCACGTAGGCGTTATTGACTCGGGATATAGAGGTACCTTGCGCGGAGCATTTAGAATGCTTCCTACATCGAACGTTAATGATGTGCAAAACGAACGTGCACTCTATACTGTTGAAAAGTTTAATCGCTTGTTACAGGTTTGTCATCCATCACTGTGTCCACTATTTGTTGAGATTGTTACACCCGAACAACTAAGCGTAAGCTCGCGAGGCATTGGAGGATTTGGTTCTACCGGTGTATAAATATTTGGGATTTAATATAATATCTTTATATTATAATAAATGAATGCAATAAAAAATGATAATATTGCACTATACAATGGTTTAATATATGAAAAAAAAAATAATAAAAATAAAAAGGTAGTTACGTTTGATTTAGATGATACAATTGGTTCTTTTTCGCATTTACATATCTTATGGAAAGGTGTAAATCGCTTTATAGATAAAAATTATAACAAAAAAAATGAACTTTTTTTCAAAATATTTGATTTATATCCAGAATTTCTGCGATGTAATATTTTGAATATACTAAAATTTTTAAACCATAAAAAAGATACGAACAAAATTCATCTATATTTATATACCAATAATCAATGCGAAACGCCCTGGATAACATATATTACTGATTATATTGAATATAAATTAAAACTAAAAAAACCAATTTTTGATAAAATTATTTATGCATTCAAAATTAAAAATAAACGTATTGAACCAAATCGAACGGGTCATAATAAAACGTATGATGATTTTATTAATTGTGTAATGATACCAAAAAGTACCGAAATCTGTTTTATTGATGATTCTTTTCATCAGGAAATGATACATAATAAGGTCTATTATATTCAACCCAAAGCATATTTTCACGGTCTACAAATAAATCTTATTATTTCGCGATTTATTGATTCGACAATTGGAAAAGAGTGCATTGACTTATCTACTTTAAAACATAATTATATTTCTTTTTTATACGATTGGTTTGAATTTAATCACGCGAAAAAATATATTCCAAAAACATACACCTACGATATTAAAAACGAAAAAAAAACGTCAAAAAAATTATTATATTACATTAAAGATTTTATATATACCTCGAATTATAATAATAAAACTAAAAAAAATAGGATTAAGACCAACTTTACTCGAAAAAAATATTAATCTTCGTCGATGTGTTCGTTTACCATTAATATAAGCTCCTCCTGTGTTGTTAATTTTTGAAATGTTATACACTCGTCAAACTTATAATTAATAAAACGACGGTTACAAGACATTATTTGTACATTTATACCATTATTTGTAAACGTTATATTTGTAACCATTCCTCCATTGGTTAACTTATTTGTTCCGCCAGTTCTTATCCATCTTACCATTCGTCCCTTTAATAAATCGTTTATTTCATCCACATAACGATATTTCATTAGTTTTTCCATTATTATTGGTATATCACGCGTCCGCGTTTCAGTTAATATATTTATCATTTCATCATATAAATGTTTTGTTGTTTTGTTTTCCAAATAATTTATATTTACATTTTCGAGTGTTTCTAATAAATCATTGATATCTATGTTACTTTCACATTCTCCACTTTGACGAGCATTCTCAAATATTTCTTCCATGTTTTTTTAATACTATATAAATATATATTTATATCAATTTTATAATGACAACAAATGTAAATAACAAATATATTATTGAAAATCTTATAAGTAAAGGGGGGTTCGGTATTGTTTTTAAAGGGTATAAAATTAAGAATAAACAACCCGTTGCCATCAAAATAAATTATGACGAACATAATGTTTTAAAACAAGAATCCACCATTTTACATTATTTGAACAATAAAAAATGCAATAATGTCCCTACTATTTTTTATTATGGTATTTGGGAAAATAATCCTATAATGGTAATGCCGTATTATGAACAAAGTTTAAACGATTTTATTGTAAACCATAATACATCTTCTGTTATCAAAAATTTGTTTTATCAGTCACTGCACGTTATGAAATTTATACACGAACATTTCATTATTCATAGAGATATTAAACCCGACAATATTATGATTTATAATAATACAATTATATTTATTGATTTTGGTATGGCCAACTTTTACAAAAGTGACGACGGATTTCTTCCAAATATTGATAATGACAGCATTACCGGGTCACCTTTATATGTTAGCCATTTTGTACATCAAGGAAATAGTCCAAGTGTCAGGGATGATTTAATTTCCCTTTGTTTTGTTTTCTTAAAATTTCATTTAAACGATTTACCATGGAATTTACCAAATGAGTATTCACATTCGTTATATAATCCCTGTCACACATATTTGATTGACGAAAAGATAAAATTTCCATATGATTGCGACATTGAATATATTGCAGCAATATTAAAATATTGCTATTTACTTGATTATAACCACACAATTGATTATGAAGTAATTATTAAATGAAATTAATATAAAAGGAGTTTTAATATTATATATATATATAAGTAAATGTCTGCTCCCATTGCCGAGAAAGTTACTGGTCAAGTTAAATGGTTTAATACCAAAACCGGATATGGTTTTGTCACTGTACTTGACGAGGGTGATTACAAATCAACTGACATTTTTGCCCATTATAGTAATTTGCGCATTACTCACTCACAATATAAATATCTCGTACAAGGTGAATATGTTGAATTTGATATGGTGAAGCCCCATGAAGGTAAACACGAGTATCACGCTGTTAATGTTTGTGGTATACGTGGAGGAAATCTAATGTGTGAAATTCGCTATGCGGCCGAAAAGGAGCGCGAGAAGCGCAGCGGTGATAGTCCTGACCAACATAATGACCCCGACGAATGGCAGCAAAATCGTCGCCCGCGACCTACTCGTAAACCCGTCACACGAGCTTAAAATTGAAACACTACGATACATATTTATTATTTAATAAATATGTTTCCAACTCTATGTGCATTGATTGTATATTTTGTAATGTTCAATGTTACTACAAAACAAAGGATGCATAACTATATTATGATAAATGAAGACACTCCATTCGTCCGTTACGGCGACTACGAATATTATTATTTACCTAATAACTCACGCACAACTGATGTTTGGAAATCCAATCACCTACATCATAATTACACGGATTTATACATTTGGTTGCATTACATGTAATGTTCCAATTCGTGTAACTGGTCTATTGTATTTGCTCCAAGCACTTCATACATCTTTTCACAAGGCATAAGATATTCATTCATATATTGTTCATTCTTGTGTAATATTTCAACAATATCTGTTAAATAGTATTCACTAGCTGCATTATTATTTTCCAATTTATATAGATTACTGAAAAGTGAACGTCCATTTATTTTGTATATTCCACAATTTACCTTTTTTATTTTTTTCTCTTCTTCTGTACAATCCCTATCCTCTGTAATTTTTATTATTTTTTTGTCGTTCATTATAACTCGCCCCATTCCCGCCGGATTATATTTTTCTGTTGTAACAATTATATTATTTTTTTTTTTTAGTATATCATTTAATGTATAACTGCTTGTTAGTGGTACATCCCCGCATAATATAAGTATCTCTTGGTTTTGGACCTTATACAATTCAGTTACACAGACCTGAACTGCATGACCCGTTCCTAATGCTGCTCCTTGTATCACATATTTAATAATGGACATTTCTTCTTTATCTGTAATATAATTTTCTATTGTTTCTTGTATAATCTTGCCTGATTTACCTACAACTATATATATATTACTCGGTTGGGTTTTCAATACACTTTGTAATAAATGTACAATCATTGGTTTGTGTTTTAACATTATACACACTTTGGGCGTGTTTGGATATGACTCCGCCATTCGTTTTCCAAATCCACCTGCCAATATGATTACACTATGCATAATTATATATTATTAAAATTGAATAATATATAATATTTAAATCCTTTTTATATAATAATGGTTTTTAAAGTACATATTGAAAGTTATGAGAGTATTAAATATATTGTGGGACGCAATGCATACTCAAACTGGAAAATATTAAATGATGCGGAGAATGATGATATTTGGATTCATTTACATAATGACTCATCTCCTTATGTGATTTTGGAAAATACAACCGAAATTACAGAAGAACATATTAAATATGGCGCAGAACTATGTAAACAATTCTCTAATAATAACAAATCAAAAACTACGATTAGCTATCTACCTGTCCAATACGTTTGTAAAGGTAAAACGGTTGGTGAAGCACGGCTACTCAAACCACCTAGTATAAAATCTTTTCATTTTTAATTATTTTACGTGCACATCCTTTATTATATGTTTCATTATTTTTGATAAATACATACTATCTTTATTTGTATCGTCACCACCCAATGCTTCCGTTGCTATTTTCATATATTTTTGATTCTCTATTGTATCACAACTTAGGGATTCAGGGTACGTTTTTTGCCAACCCTGCAAATTGTAATAGTTCTTTGTCTCGACATTTTTTATTAATTTTTTCAAGTGTTGTTTATCTTCACTATCCTTTTCCCAATCCGTTCCCTGTTTAAAATAAAGAACCTCTCTCTTCAAATCCGTACAATGTAAAGGTCGTTTGTAAATATCCATGTTACCTAATGTATTATTAAATATATCAATCATACCATTCAAATAACCGACGTCTCCCATGTGTTCCAATTCCTTACCTCCTAATTGTAGGTTCTCCATAAAAGATTGTATGGACATTGCATCCTTACATTGTGTGTTCAAAAAGAAATTTAAATTGAATTTATTGTTATTTGTTGTGTTGTTTGTAATTGTAGAAATATTCGAAATCTGTTCGGTTAATTTCAATAATTCTTTTTTATGCTCCTCATCTCGTAATAATATTTCTTTTTTATGTTCCGCACGCTCTTTTTGGTGCTGTTCGTCTTTTCGCCGCATTTCATCAATCAATAAGTATATTTTATTGTCTCCCACTTCATTTTGAGTTAATTCATTTGATTCATCCAAACTATTCGGGTTCACTAACTGTACTATACATTTTTTTTGATGTTGGTGGAGACCTTGTCGGTAACTATATGTTTTTCCACAATGACAATCGTAACCTATTATGGTTTGTACGTTGTCTCGGCATTTTTTGTCACTATTTGTCACTCGTTTGTGTTTTGCAGTCAAATTGTGTTTGTTGAAATTACTCAGTTTACTGCATCTAAAATCACACATCTCACAATAATATTTCTCGGCATTTTTTGGCATCTTTTTGTCATTCATTTTTCCTAAAATAGAGTGACAAAAAAAATGCCGGGATTTTTGCACAATAAAAATATTATGGTAACATACTAAAAATATAAGAATTCATTTTAAAGCATTTCACTGCATAAGGAAAAAACTCGTTTTCTTCCAAAAAAAGTATATCCTATATTTCATAATTGGACATTTATAAATGTCCATTTCTGAAAATTCG